AGACATGACACTTGAATCAAACCGCAGTAGGTAATCGTTTACTCTTTCTTTTAATTCCTTCTCATCATCCACTCTCTCTACGAGTGAATACCATACTTCCGGTTCCAGCCAACCACCTTTCCGCAAGGCAACACCTATATCCTTGGCCCCGCCAAGGAGGCAGCGTCCCTCATTAACAATTACCACTGCATAAACTCCACAAACTCCATCAAACTCTTCAATTTCCCTCTTAGTGCCAAGAATCGGCACGATATTCTTAGATTTCAGGCCATACTGCCTGACAATTCGGGTAAGCTGAGTCTTTGAAATTCGGAACTTGTGGCAGAGTGCCTTATTACTCGTCGTAGAATACTCCGAGATTAAAATCCGAACTTGAGCTTCGTCTAATGAGTTCCGACGAGAATAGGTACGACTCATAGTATTAGCCTTCCTTCTACTTTATCCTCTTCCCCGCCCAAGATTTTATGCTCGCTAGAGGGGCCACATTGGGCCTTCAGGCATGCGAGAGCCTGTAAGATGTTCTAGCTCATCCTTCAGTTCCTTGATTTTGTAGATTTGTCTACAACGCCACCCCTCCATTTCCTCTTCTTCAATGTGGGCGTAAAGCTTATTGAAGTGGTAGACTACTCGTAAGCCACGCTGTATTTTACGTATTTGCCAACTGATGGATGCAGCTGTCACTGTTAGAATCTCCGATATCAACTGTACTCGTACATGGAGATACTACACCACAGATGCCGCGACCAGCAAGCTTTTTGATGCCTAATTTTTGTCGCATCTTACGGACACTTTGTAGAGTAATCGTTCGCCCACTAGATTCGCTCAATTGAGAAGCAATGTCACCATCCTTCATAGTATGAGCGTTGGTTCTTACAAAGTTCTTTTCTGCGTCTGACCATTTAATATTCACTTTTTGACTCTCCTAGAAAAAGTTGTGCTCCTAAGTATATACTATTATAGTAGCAGACACAACATTTGGAGGACAAAAATGTCTAATCATAAGATTACCGGCTCAAACCTGATTGTAAAAGAGTCTGACGAACTTCATGCCGAAGTTACAGCCGAACTAGCTCGTGCCAAGGCAGAGGTTGAAGAGAAGGATCATATTATTGCAGACTTGCTGAAAACTATCAATAAGGCCAAGCTCACAGATGAAGATTCCTAAAGGTTATACTGAAGAAGAAGTTCTCCAGATAATCTCGCGTATCTCCAACAAGCTAGCATCCACATTCAAATTTGGATACCACGAACTGGAGGATATGAAGCAAGAGGCCGCACTCTTCGCATGGCAAGGTCTGGAAAACTACGATGGGATACGCCCCCTAGAAAATTTCCTCTGGGTGCATGTACGCAATCGTCTATATAACTTTAAAAGGAACAACTATGCTCGACCTGATAAACCCTGCGATCACTGCCCTTTTAATGCTTGGGTTAATTTCGAGTGTACTAAATATGACAATATGCTGGATTGTGAACTCTACGCTAAAGCAGAGCGTCGTAACGAGACGAAGCGAAACCTTATGTCTACAAAGATGCTCAGCGATGCAGTCCAGAAGGAACACTCGATAGAAGATGAAGTCCTCTCCAAAGAGTTATTTAATTTAATTGATAATAACATTCCCATTACTATGAGAGAGGACTGGATACGCTTCTCTAACAAGTTAAAGTTACCGAAACAAAAACGCGAGAACATCCTCGCCAAAATTATAGAAATATTAGCAGACTATGGCATCGAGCCCTAAAAAACGCGGCAAGCTATCTAAAGGTGAAATGGCCTACATCGAGCAGAACTGCTTCGATTCTCCCCTTTCGTCCATTGCCCGCCATCTAAATCGCAATGTAGAGCCCATCAAGAGGTACATAGATCAAAAAAACCTAAAGGCTCGCGACCTCACCGATCAGGAACACCTTTTATCTACTTTACGAAACCGTTACTATTTTCAAGAACTTCTCAAACAGTTTGATGATGGAGAGATTACCTTCTTTGAACATATGTGGATCGACTATTTCAAGCAATTCAATGAAGATGTAGTCCATACCGAAGAGATGCAGATAGTAGAGGTAGCACGTACAGAGATTCTCATTAATCGCTCGATGAAAGACCGCCAGGAGATCATCGGCAATATCCAGCAGATTGAGAAGATGATTGATGCCGAAATGGAAAAGCACCCCGACATGCAAGACACTCAGGCTCTAGCCATGTTCCAGGGGCAACTGGGTGCTATGATTGGCAGCAAGTCCTCCTATATAAATGAGCACGAAAAGCTTCTTACGAAGAAAGAGCGTCTGTTGAAAGACTTGAAAGGTACTCGTGAGCAACGCAAGCGTATCTCCGAGGATGCCAATACTAATTTTCTTTTATGGATGCGTCAGCTAGATGAAATGCATGTCAAGGACAAAGAAGGCTTTGATATGGAAGTCCACAGGGTAGCAACCGATAAGGCCCGCGAACGCCTCGCAGAGTATCATGAATACGAAGATGGCATAGTAGACCAGCCGGTATTAAATCAGGAGACACTAAAGGATGAAGAATGAGACATTTAAAATCTTTGACAGGATACCCCTTGAGAAGAAACGGGAAATCCTAGAGATTCCTCCTATGGTAGATCAATTGGTCCGCCGCGAGGTTGAGTCATTTCATGGCCTATCACCCTACTATATCCAAGACAACTTCAAGAGTGGGCCATCGGAAATCATTTGCCGATTCCAGGGCAATAAGATGGCGAACCTAACGAACCTGGAAGGCTTTCAGAAGAGCAAGCTTATTAATGTGCGTTGCACGGCCATCGCCCACTTCATGGCTGAGTTGTACAATAAGTACTCGGCTATCATGGAAGATATGGATGTGATCGTGCCTTTTAGCTTCTCAGATATGTCCACTGCCCCTCGGCAGCGGATTCCTTCCCTGACTTTCTGCAAGTCACCTAATTCTAATAATATCTTGATTCCTTCTGTTAATAATCTGGTGGGATACGCCGAGCTAGAGCATGTGGCGATGTATGACTATCCCTTGCTTGAGAAGAGGGACGAGATGTGCTTTGTGGGATCGTTTACAAATGTTGAGTGGAATGGTAAGGGTATGGAACATAATCAGCGTTTGCAAATTGCTGCCTTAGCTGCTGAACACCCGCAGTTGTATTCCAAACTAATTGCACCGAAGGATTTTGGAGAGAGCTTTAAGGAAGTGCATGCAAAGGCCATAGAGTTGTTCCCCGCACTTGCTGACCCAGAGATATTTACTACTCAGTATGATAATGTAGAGATCAAGGATCAGTTGCACCGCAAGTACCAGATTTGTGTGGACGGCCATGTTTGTGCGTGGGCGAGGCTCCCGTGGCAGCTTGGCTCTAACTCCGTACCGATCAAAATACGTAACCCAGACTTCGCGTTCAAAGAATGGTACTATCCTCTTCTTGATTTTAATAAACATTGCTTAGAGATCAATTTAGAGGACTTAGACGAGGTATTTGAGTACCTTGTGCATAGTCCAGACGAGCAATTGGCTATTGCGGGCAGGGGCAAGACCTTTGTGGAGGAATATATTACCCCCGATCTGGGACAAAGGATACTTTTATGGACTATACTACTATTGAGTGAACAGCAACAGTTGTTCTTACCCGAACTACCCGATCAGACGCCAGTACCGTCTGAATAGATCGAATACAATAAGGAAACAATAGATGGCTAAGAGGGCGTTGATTACGGGCGTGACTGGTCAAGACGGGTCTTATCTAGCAGAGCTTTTGTTGGAAAAGGGCTATGAGGTAGTCGGATTGGTTCGTAGGAGTAGTGTTTCTAATCTGACAAGACTGAATCACTTGATTGATAATCCTCGCGTGACCTTGGTTGAGGGCGAGGTGTGTGACACTCTTTCGGTATACTCGATCATTGAAAAGGGTAACTTCGACGAGGTCTATAATCTTGCGGCACAGTCGCATGTAGCTACCTCCTTTGAACAGCCGCTATATACTTTCGATGTGAATGCCAAGGGGCCACTTAATTTCCTAGAGGCTATTAATCGGTACGACAAATCAATTAAGTTCTATCAGGCTTCCACTAGCGAACTGTTTGGGAAGAATTTTACAGAGCTACCTGACCTGTATGACGGCAGGACATCTGAAAAGTATCAAGACGAGAATACGCCTTTCATGCCACAGTCGCCTTATGCCTGTGCTAAGCTGGCGGCACACGACTTGGTTAGGATTTATAGAGATGGTTACGGTCTGCATGCATCTTGCGGCATTCTCTTTAACCATGAGAGCGAGCGTCGTGGAGAGAAGTTTGTCACGAGGAAGATTACGAAGTGGATCGCTAATTTCCACCACTGGAAGAAACGATATAACTTCTGTGGGCTAAAGTTTGATGGAGACAATGTTGTTACCACAAACTATGATAAGCCTATTTCTTTCCCCAAGTTACGCTTGGGCAATCTTGAGGCATATCGAGATTGGGGGCATGCGGAGGACTATGTAAAAGCAATGTGGCTCATGTTGCAGCAGGAAGAGGCAGATGACTATGTAATTGCTACCGGACACACCTACAACGTTCGCCAGTTTTTGGAGAGGGCGTTTAAGGAGATCGGTATTGATGACTTTGAGCCGTATGTTGTTATTGATCCTAAATACTATAGACCGGCAGAGGTGGAATACTTGTGTGGTCGTCCTACTAAGGCAGAAAACAAATTACACTGGACACCTGAGATTTCATTTGACCAATTGGTTCATCGGATGGTTCGGAGCGACATTGATGCCACGAAAAAAGAGATATCCAAGACCTAAACGTTTTAGTAACAAACCAAAGTACGACAGCAGAGGACATCGGAGTCCAATCTACATTAAATGGAGGGAGGACGTTAAAAAAAGAGATGGAAAGAGGTGTCAGTGGCCCAATTGTGGCTGCCGCAATAAGAACAGCTTGGAAGTCCATCATATTAAAACCTGGGCAAAATACCCCGCCTTACGTTTTGTGCTGGCAAATGGGATCACGCTTTGTAAGCGTCACCATGCTTTTGTTAAGGGGAAGGAAGTTGACTACGAGGTTTTCTTCTTAAAATTATTAGAGTGTCAAATGATTAGAAAGCTCAAAAAAAATCGGAAGAAGTGAGCTTAAAAAAAAGAAGGAGAAAAGATAATGAAGCGTTTTTCTACACATGCGTTCCTGGCCATGACTACCGTTGCTATGCTGGCGAATGTTGCCATTGCAAACGACGTAGCGAAACTGTTGCAGGATGTTAGTGTCACCATTCGTGCGGGCGGTTCGCAAGGCTCTGGCGTTCTCATTACCCGAGATGTTGTTGACACGGACGGCAAGACAGTTTCTATGAACTTTGTCCTTACTGCCGCCCATGTTATTGAAGACCTTCGCTCTACTCGTACCATTATTGGTCCGAACGGAACTCCGAAGATTTTGGTCGAATTCCGAGATGTACAAATCTTGAAGGAAGATCAAGTCAATGGTCGCAAGGTTGGCGAACACGTTATGGACTGCAAAGTCATTCTGTATTCGGATGCTACTCACGGACACGACCTCGCACTTCTCTTGGTTCGTAAGCCTGGATTCACCACGGCGAACGCCACCTTTTACAATGATGCAGTATGCAATGTCGGCACTGAGCTTATCCATGTTGGATCGCTTTTGGGTCAGGCTGGTTCTAACTCGATGACAACCGGCAACGTTTCTCAAACGGGCCGTCTCCTTCAGTTGGGTAATGGGGCTGGTACGCTGTTTGACCAGACCTCATGCCCAGCTTTTCCTGGCTCGTCGGGTGGTGGTGTCTTCACCAAAGATGGCAAGTATATGGGTATGTTGGTTCGTGGTGCTGGCGAGACTTTTAACTTTATCGTTCCCGCTCGTCGTATCTACAACTGGGCCGAACGCTTCGAGGTTCAGTGGTTGCTAGACCCTAGTGCCAAAGTACCGTCGTTGGAAGAAATCTACGATATCAATCTGGAGAATACCCCCTCGACTATTCGTGCCTTCACTAAGGATGCCAAGGCTTATCCCACGCTTGAACACAAGCTGGACTCAGATAAGGCAACCTTGGATTTTTATCCAAATGGAACCAAGTAAGTTCACTGTTATTAGAGACTCAAGAGAGCAACTGGCACATGGCTGGTCCTTTGACGAGGATAGCCATTGTGCTGGTACTCTTATTGAGAAACTAGACACCGGCGACTATAGCCTCCAAGGTTTGGAGGATTTTTTAGCTATAGAGCGAAAAGAAACGATACAGGAGTTTGCTCGCAACTGCGTAGAGAAACGCTGGGGCGATTGCATGAAGAGGCTGTCAGAAATACCTCACTCCTATATTATCTTTGAGTTTAACGAGGAAGATATAGAACGATATCCTCATTCTGCCAAAGTCCCTCCTGCTGTACGCAAAAGAATGTGCTGGGCCAACGGTAAGCCTCGCATTGCTGTTAAGTATATCAGGAAGGTTTTGCACACGGCTGAAGACTACGGTATCAAGATTATCTTTTGTGGCGACAAATTAAAGGCCGAGCAAGAAGCTTATAAGATCATGAGAGAAGCATATGAAATATATGTACAACGTTGATGATTACGAGCATGCTTATTTAAGAGTATCTGGTGAAGACTTAAAAGCAGCAAAGATACAAAACCCATTGCACGATCTCGGTGACTGGGAAAAAGAGAATTATCATCTTCACATTCTACGCATTATGCGTAACCCTAAGTATATCCATTGGACGGTCAAGCATATCTTAGGCGTAGACCTATTGCCAGAACAGTGTGTAATTCTACAAGAATTATGGACTAAGGCTTTTCCTATGTATATCGCATCTCGTGGTTTTGGTAAGTCTTATCTGTTAGCCGTATACGCGATGCTGCGATGCCTGTTAGTTCCAGGTTCTAAGATCGTTGTTGTTGGTGCGGCTTTTAGACAGTCTAAGGTTATCTTTGAGTACATGGATGTGCTATGGAAAAATGCCCCCCTGTTTAGAAGCCTGTGCAGTGATAACAGCGGCCCTCGCAGAGACGTTGACCGTTGCACATTGAAGGTTAATGATAGCTGGACAATTGCGGTTCCGCTTGGTGATGGTAGCAAGATTAGAGGTTTACGTGCCCATACCATTATCGCTGACGAATTTAACTCCATCCCCGTTGAAATCTACGAGACTGTTGTGGCCGGTTTTGCGGCGGTTGCTAAAGAGCCAGTGGATAATGTAAAGGAAGCAGCTAAGCGTAAAGCGATGCAAGAGGACGATGAGTGGACAGAGGGTCACGAAGAAGTATATAAAGAGCGGCATCAGAACCAATCTATTCTTTCTGGTACGGCGGGTTATGACTTTGAACCTTTTGCTGACTACTGGAAAATATATAAGAAGATGATTAAGTATAAGACTGTAGAAGAGGGTGAAGAGGAAGAGGGTAATGTTCCAGAGTATATGCAGAAGCTAGACCGAGGGCAGTTTAGTATAATCAGGATGCCCTATGAGCTAATCCCCGAAGGCTTCATGGACGACCAGCAGGTATCACGTTCTCGTGCGACTATGCATAGCGGCATCTATATGATGGAGTATGGGGCGGTCTTTGCTAAAGACTCTCAGGGGTTCTATAAAAGAACTCTTATCGAAGGCTGTACAGCCAACGAAAAACAGATCGCAAAACCTGGATGGCCAGCATGGTGTGAAACCCCGTTCAATGTTATGACTAGAGGGACTGCCAACGGCAGGTATGTTTTTGGTATTGATCCTGCTTCCGAGAACGATAATTTTGCCATCATAGTAATTGAACTCAGAGCAGAGCATCACAGGATAGTCTACTCTTGGACTACTAGCAAGAAAGACTTCCAGCAGCGTAAGAAATTAGGCTTGACAGAGATAGACGATTATTATAGTTTCTGTGTCAGAAAAATACGTGATCTATATAGACTGTTTCCCTGCGTGTCGATAGGCATAGACTCTCAGGGTGGTGGTTACGCCATTGCTGAAGGCTTACGAGACAAAGATAAAATGATGCCTGGGGAAAGACCGATCCTTCCTACGATTGATGAGAAGAAAGAGAAGGATACGGACATGCTAGACGGAGATCATATCTTAGAGTTTATTCAGTTTGCTAATGCTGTCTGGACTTCACAATCTAATCATGGTCTAAGAAAAGACATGGAAGATAGGGTGGCCCTATTCCCGCAGTTCGACAATATCACGCTATCCTTAGTTTCGGAACATGACAAGCGGCAGTTTGCAGACATGAAAGACAAGCTGGGCGACAACGCAGCATTAAAACTATATGACACTCTGGAAGATGCTGTATTAGAGATAGAAGAGCTAAAAACAGAGCTATCCACTATTACGGTCAGCAGAACAGCTACAGGCAGAGAACGCTTCGACACTCCAGAGATTAAGCTCAAGACCGGCAAGAAAGGGCGTATGCGGAAAGATAGATATAGTGCCCTAATCATTGCCAATATGATAGCTAGGTCTATGGAGAGAGAAATTACCCCTCCAGCCTATAGAAGCGTGGGGCGTATCGCTACTGTTCCTGGCGGCAAGGGGCATGATCCAAATAAGGGTATGTATTCGGGCCAGGGGTGGCAAGGCTACTCCCCTTCTGCTGTCCGAGTTATCAAGCGAAAATAATAGGCATTGGTGTAACAATCAATAGGTATTACAATCCCTACTCCTCTTACTGGACTTTTATAAATGAGTAAGCAAAGATATCCTAAAAGTGAAAACGATAGGAAACTAGAACTTAGCGGCCCAGCATATATCACTTGGGAAGATAATCCAGACCAAGCATTTAGAACATATGCTGAAGCGATGGAAGAGGCTAGCCACAGCGTTGCTAATACACGTAGGGACTTTTCAGGCGTAACCTCCTATGCAGATGGACGGCCTGGACTAAGGGGTAGGGATTTTGACTGGTTCCGTCCTGGTCAAGAGGCTCCGGTAAAGCCTAAAGATATTATTGCTTATGCTCGATTTGTTTATCGTCGCATTGGTATCATTCATAATGCAATCGACCTAATGGGAGATTTTGCATGTCAGGGTATCAGGATTGCACATCCTAGCCCTCGAATTGAAAGCTTTCTAAATGACTGGTTCTTTCAAGTAGAAGGTAAGCGTGTATCGGAACGACTATCGCATCTTCTCTTCAGAGAAGCGAACGTCCCTATCCGCATGTTCACGGCTAAGATCAATAAGCAAAAACGCTTGGAAATGCAAAAATCCGCCGGGGCCGCAGACATTCGGTTAGACACTTCCTCTACTTTCCAAAAGAATGAACTGCCTTGGAAATATACATTTCTAGACCCCCTATTGATAGAGCCGATAGGTGGAACGCTTAATACCCTGTCTAAAAACAAATCTCTCTTGCTGCGTATCCCCTTTCATATTCAGAAAGAGGTTCAGCGACTACTCAATGCCCATGACGAAGCTAGCCGCAGAGCCCTGGAAGATGTTTCGCCCGATATTATTCGTGCTGTACAAAGTCAGCAAGACTTGATGCTTCCCCCCGACAAGACTTATTTGTATCATTATAAAAAAGACGATTGGCAGAGTTGGGCTGACCCCATGACCTATTCTGCTTTTGAATCCCTCAATCTCTACCAAAGATTGCAGTTGGCAGACAAGGCCGCTCTTGATGGTGCGATCTCCAAGATTAGAGTATGGAAGATCGGTTCACTAGAACACAAGTTAGCACCTACGCCCACAGCCTCCTCCACCCTTGCCAATATGCTAGGTGCAAATGTTGGTGGCGGGACTATTGATGTCATATGGGGGCCAGATATTGAACTTATTGAAACCAGTAGTGATGTACAACAGTTTCTAGGTGAAGAGAAATATCGCCCAACTTTAATGGCTATCTATGCTACTTTAGGAATCCCCCCGACACTGACTGGAACCTTTGGGGCTTCTGGAACCACCAATAATTTCATTTCTTTGAAAACCTTGACAGAGCGTCTAAACTACGTCAGAGGTATTCTTATTGAGCATTGGACAACACAGTTAAAGCTAGTGCAAAAAGCTATGGGCTTCAGATTGCCCGCACAGATTGAATTTGATTTCATGCATCTCGACGATCCAACTGCTGTAACTACTTTACTAATGAATCTGGCAGATCGTAATATTATTAGCGACGAGTTTGTACAAAGAAACGTTAAGGCTAATCCTGCCATCGAGAAGCGTCGAGTTATTGGAGAGGACAAGAAAAGAGAAAGGTCGGACATGGAGAAGGTTAGCCCGTATCATCAAGTAGATCAAAATCATGCCTTGGAAAAGATCGCCTTGCAGACACAGGTAGTAGCCCCTTCTGAAGTTGGCTTAGAACTACAGCCTAAGAAGAAGGGTGAGAAGTCGGGCCAGGACATGAAGGAGACAAAGGTGAATACTGGTCAGCCGCCAGAGCAAGACAATACTGGCCAGCCAGGAAGACCCAAGAATAGCCAAGACTCTAAGCCTCGTAAAGAAAGGCAATTTACGCCTAAAAACAAGGCCGCTGTAGAGATTTGGGCCAAGGAAGCACAGAAGAGTATAACGTCTATTATCAATCCTCAAGTTATTGCATCATTCGGTAAAAGCGATGCTAGAAGCCTGACCGGAGATCAGTTTGACCAGTTAGAGAAGCTTAAATTTGAGATTTTGTGTAATTTAGATATAGACGACGAGATAACAGAGGCTAATATAGCAGAAGCTTCACAAAGGCCCAACCCAGGAATTCATCGTGAATTCGAGAGGTGGACTAACGAAGCTCTAACATTACTAAATAAGCGTTCGTTCAGTGTGGATGAACTAAGAGACTTAAAAGTATCTTTTTATGTTAATAGTCGGAGTAACTAATGAGCATTAAACCCATAACTGTATATGCGGCAGAAAAAGAGGCGGGACTTGAACACAAGATTCGATCCCAGTCCTCTATCGCCTTTACAGCCCCAGTAGCCAGTCACGATCCAATGTGGAGTGACGAAGCTAAGGCAACTGCATCACAGGCATTGATAGATGAATTGACAGAGGCTAATGTAGACGATCCTGACGTTCACCATGTATTTTCCATCCTTGTTTCTACAGTGTGGAATAAAAACGATGATGTATTTGATAAAGACGAAGTGTGGGCTGCTCGCAACACTCCTAGATTTAAGCCTACAAACATCGAGCATGACGAAAAACAAATTGTTGGTGGTATCACTTCTAGCTGGCCCATCAACGCAGACCTAAGTCTTATGACTGAAGAGACTGAGGCTGCTGCAAACGACGAGCCGGTAGAGTTGCCTGACCTGTACCATCTTTTGGTCGCCTCAGTAATTTACAAGCAGTGGCAAGACCCCGAGCTTCAGGCTAGGGCCACAGAGCTTATTCAGGCGATAGACGATGGGAATAAGTTTGTTTCGATGGAATGTATTTTTCATGGTTTCGACTTTGGAGTAGTAGCCCCTGACGGACAGAACCATATTTTGGCTCGTTCAGAAGATACAGCGTTCCTTTCACAGCATCTACGTGCATATGGTGGAACGGGAACTTTTCAAGGCCACAAAATAGGGCGAGTATTAAGAAATATTACCTTTAGCGGCAAGGGCTTTGTTGACAAGCCAGCCAATCCAGATAGTATTATCTTTGATAGGAACCATATTTTTTCATTCGCCAACGTTTCGAAGGACGAATCTCTCTTTTTAAACGAAAATGGTGTAAATACAGATACAGAAGATAATTCTTTTGAGTGTAATACCAATAAGGAGTCTATGATGAGCGATCAAAATGATCAAATCAAAGAGCTTAAAGAAACTCTTGCCACCCTCACAGAGGAAAACAAAGAGTTGAATAATAAGCTGGCGGCGGCAAACGTTTCCCAATTTGAAGATAAAATCGTAGCCTTGGAAGCCGACGTTGTCGAGCTAACTGAAGCTAAGACTGATCTCGAAGGTAAACTGACTGAAGCTAATACAACGGTAGAGGGTCTGAAGTCGGACCTGTCCACCACGGCCACTGAACTCAATGAGATTCAGGCCAACTTTGAGAAGATGAGAAAAGAAGAGAAAAAGAAGAAGCGACACGCTTCTCTTGTTGAGGCTGGATTGTCTGCTGATGAAGCTGACGCGAAGCTTGAAGCTTTTGAGTCTCTTAACGACGAGCAGTTCGATGCGATTGTGCAGACTGTCTCGGAACTGAAACCCGTTGTTGCATCCGATGATGTTGCCGACGAAGAGCATGCTGATGAAGCTGCTGCTGATACTGACGAAGTTGTTGAAGATGCGGAGGCTTCGGAAGAGGCTGATTCGTCTGAAGTAGTAGAGTCGGACAGCGTTGATGCTGATACTTCAATGGCTAGCACCGACGATAGTGAAGAAGACGAACTATCGACGGCTCGTGCTGGTCTGTCCCAATGGGTTGAAGACGTAGTCCTTAAATCTAAATAAGTCTTTCTAGGAGAAATTATAATGGCTTTAAAAGGTGATCGCGTAGAACATCTGACAGATATTAGCTATTTCAAGAGCGATGCAGTAGCAGAGCGTGGCATCATGTTAGTTCACGGAACCGGCGGTTCGGGTGCGGCTATGGATGACTCGGCGGCTTTGGTCCGTGATGCTGCGGCTTACGAAGACGAACCGGCTGGTCTGTTGTTGAATGACGTTGTAAACATTGACCTTACCCGTCAACAGTACAACGCACACAAAGACGAAGTGCAACTCGGTGGCAAAGTCACCCTGCTGCGTCATGGCACGGTTGTTACCGACCAAATTTCCGGTACGCCGGTTATTGGTAGTGGTGCTCACTTTGCTCTCGATGGCACACTTACCTGTGGCAACGAGCAAGCTGGCAGTGCTAAAGTTGGTCGTTGGTTGTCTACTCTTGATGCCGATGGCTTCGCAAAGGTAGAAATTAACATAGTTTAATCTTAATATTCGTTAGGAGAATACAAGATGAGTTTTTTGAAAAATACCCCTGAAATGACGGAATTGCTTCGTCAATCGGGTAGCCAAAAGAAGGAAGAGTCCTTGGCCGGTGTAGCGGAATTGGCGAAAGCCCTTGAAGCTCCCCTGCGTAAGGGCGTTATGAGTGGAGATATCCTTGGCGGTATCTTCGAGCCGATTCCTCTGGCTCCTGGTGCTACGAGCGAATTCCCGCTTGATTTCGTTGCCCCCGGTAATGAAAAAGATTACGTTGCCTACACGATTCCTGCTCATGGTCGTATTCCAGAGCGGCACGTTGAAGGTGACTACGTCTTGGTTCCGACGTATGACGTTGGTGCTTCGATTGATTGGCTCCTGAAGTATGCCCGCGATGCCCGTTGGGACGTTGTTGGTCGTGCGATGGACGTAATGCGAGCCCAGTTCACCAAGAAGATGAACGATGACGGTTGGCATACACTGGTTTCGGCTGGCGTTGATCGTAACATTTTGGTTTACGATCCCGATGCGGCAGCAGATCAGTTCTCGAAGCGACTTGTGTCGCTGATGAAAGTTACCATGCGTCGTAATGGCGGTGGCAACACGGGTAGCTCGGTAAATCGTGGTCAGATGACTGACCTTTACATGAGCCCTGAAGGTATCGAAGATATCCGTAACTGGGGTGTTGATGAAGTTGACGAGGTTACTCGTCGTGAGCTTATCACCCAGGATGGCGGAATGCTCGTGCGTATCTTCCAGGTCAATCTTCATGACCTTGATGAGCTTGGCGAAGACCAAGAGTACCAGATTTTCTACGAGAGTGATCTTAGCGGCACGTTGCCTGCTGGCGATCAACAGATCGTAGTGGGTCTTGATCTTAGCTCGAACGACAGCTTTGTAATGCCGGTTCGTAACAGCCTCCAGATTTTTGAGGATGACACGCTTCATCGTCAACGTCGGGCTGGTTTGTACGGTTGGGCAGAGCATGGCTTTGCGGCTCTGGATAACCGCCGAGTGCTTCTAGGCTCCTTCTAAGCCAGAAGTTTATATATTCATTAAGCCGGTGGTGGCAATTGTCGCCATCGGCTTTTTTTGTATAGGAACGCTATGCCCGCTGGTGGAATACATTTTGATAGCTTTCTTCTTAACAATAGCACTGGCACTCAGGTTGTTGACGGCTTCGGCTTTACACCTGGAGCTAGTATTCTATGGCATTGTGGTGCAACAACCGGCAATACTACTCAATCTACTTGGCAAGGAGGAATAGGATTTGCCGTCGCCTCGGGAACGAGCGGAGCAGGTTCTATTGCTTGGCGTGGTACAGACAATGTTGTTGCCACTATCGAAAACGCTGCATCTGACAGCCGCTACTGCATTCTAGGTCTAGAAGAGCTAGTAGATGATACAGGCTACCAAGCTTCCATTGTTAGTGTAGATTCGGATGGATTTACCCTAAACGTGGAAAACGCCCCGAGTTCAGGAGTCTTAGTTAATGTCTTAGCTTTAGATTCGGGTGCTATAAGCGGTGCAGAAGTAAGGCTGATTCAATCACCTTTAAGCACTCAAACGGTACACTATAATGCGGGATTTGAACCAGACCTTATATATATAATTACCGCTACAACCGTTAGTGATCCTCAGTTAAGAGCCGCCGTACCTCTCTCTATTGGATTTTCTGATGGCAATAATGATAGATGTACCTCTATGTCATCCAATGACGCAGTGGGTACTAGCGACGTAGAAGCTGACTGGAGTTCAACAATAATTGATTCTGTATTGTGGACTAATACCAGCTTTGAAGTTGCCAATGTTCATGCCGTTAGCTCTAGTGGTTATGAGCTTAACTGGACTACAGTAAGCCCTTCGTTTGAGGTTTGTTATTTTGCATTAGCATTAAAGCTCGGCAATCAGGTTCAGGTCGGACATTCCGCTGAAAATGCCACCGTAGGAACACTAACCACGGTTACTACTTCTACCTGGACTCCTGGTGCTGTTATGGGTCTTACGGGTAGAGACGCTAGTAGCGTATTGAATTGTATAGGTGCTGGAGCCAGCGGCATTAGTGGGGTTAATGAACAGTCTTGTGCCTATACTAATCAACATAACCTTGGAACCACCGATACGCATAGACACCATAAAGAAGATCACTTTATCTATACCGAATGGACAGACGGCTCCATTATCCGTAGCCAGCTAAGCGAGTTTACTAGCGGATCGTTTTCGCATAGGGTTCAGGAAAATGACTTTGCTATTAGTTATCCATTTATTTATTTGGCTATTGAATCGGGGAACGTTGCAGCGGGTGGTGAAACTGCTGTACAAAGCATTAGAAATATGTCCGTAGAGACTTTACTAAGTCTAAGTGTAGACAGCAATATACCTACAGAAACGCTACTAACCTTTGCGGGTAGTCGAAATATATTAATAGAAAATACTCTAGGCTTATCTGGCAATAATGATAATCCTGTAGAGAGCCTGGGTCAGCAATCACCCATTCATAATATTCCTATTGAAACACTATTGCGGCTGGCCTTTATTAGGAATATGGTAGAGGAAAACCTGCTAGCCGTTTCGGGGATTGTTAGAGAGTTGTCTGTAGAGGGGCTTCAGGGTATTGCTGCATTGGGATCAACTCCAGAGGAAATTTTAGCTTCTTTATCAAACAGTAATAATATTAATATTGAAAGCCTACTAACGTTAGCTGGCATTAAACAACAGTTGGCTATAGAGTTCCTTCAGGGGCTACAAGCTTTGGGTAGCACCCCCGAAGAAATTCTAGCTTCTCTATCTAAAAATGGCGTCATACCAACTGAAGTGATAGGCTCAGAGGAATTTTTCAACGTTATCCGAGATTGTTGTGTTCCCATAGAAAACTTAGCTGATCTATCTACTTTAAATAAAACTGCTGCCCTAGAACACTTGCAGGGGCTGTCTCCTTCAACTAACCTCCCGATAGAAAACCTAGCTTCGCTTCTATTGTCGGATAATATGACAGTTGAAAATCTATTAGATATTAGTCTTTTAGATCAGATGCCTGTAGAACTGTTAACTTCAATTGCCGATAACAATGGAAGCCCAATTGAGAACCTTGGGTCTTTGTCTCAAGATGAGAGTATACCGGTTGAGATTAGAGGGGCTTTAATAGTCGGGGTGATACGTAATCTTCCCTTGGAATCTTTACAGGGACTAGCTCCTTCTACGAATATGCCAGTAGAGGACTTGAAGAGCTTGGCTCCTAATATCGGTCCTCCTATAGAGCAGCTATTAACTCTTTCCTCACTTAATAGAAATTCTGCAATAGAGTTTCTGCAAGGGTTATCTTCCAGTCATGATATCCCAGTTGAAAGCGACGGCTCTACATCGGTAGGAGTATTGAGTAATATTCCTATAGAGTATTTATCACAGCTTTCTTTAGGTCATAAGTCTGCCTTAGATAATATGGGGCTCTTCACCAATGCGTTACAGACATATATTGATAATATAAGTAGCGTTTTCATTGATCATTCGTTGCCAATAGAGCTTTTAGAGTCTGTTACTTCTATAGCTCTCCAGCAATTGCCAATTGAGGTTTTAGCGGGGATTGCAAGTCAAAATAACCTACCTTTAAGTACTTTACAGGTACTTGCCTCTATTGACCATAATCTGCCTACAGAGGGTTTAGGCTCGGTTAGTGTTTTCAACGATCTTCCGGTGGAGGTTCGTTCATCTGTAGCTATTTCCACTATAAAGTCTATACCTATAGAGGCTTTAGTGTATTTATCTGAGAGCGAGGAAATTCCCTTAGCTACCCGCAGACTTTTTGGCCAGTTCATAAGTAGACTAAATTGGGTACTTATCCCTAGAGCTTCGGATTGGATTGCCAACGACTATAGAACCAACTGGATAATAGAAAATAATAATACTTGGGAGATATGAATATGAGTGTTGTAGATAGTGACATTGTCCTCTATGCCAGCCAAGACATGCCGGTTAATGATACAGATACTAGCGGTGGAGCTATCAATAGTGGTATCCGTGTAGTATTTACAGATATAATTGCTACCGACGTAGTGGAAGGCTCAGGCACTGAGAGTGACTCGGGTACGCTGACTATTACGGGTAGAAATACCGCTGGTAGTGTTGTAACCGATAATATTACTCTGCTTGGAACCACCCTGGTTTCTGGTACACAGGCGTTTGAGCGTATCTTGATTGTACAAAATGATGAGGCCGCAAGCGGCGAAATCGTCCTTAGAGATCATCTAACCAATTCGGGCATCGGAAGTATCTATGCTAATGAATCGGGCTTTAGAAGGCCGTTTTACGATGCTACGGCGGCTGCTCCTGGTGGCAGTGATAAAGAACTGTACGAAAAAATTTACTTAATGAATCTCAATACTGTTAATGCCTTGCTGGGAGCTACCATTACTGAAGTAGTTACTGGTGTTTATACTAAGGTGGCATTTGCTACCGAGGATACTCTGGCCTCAACGCAGTCCGTTGCGAATAGAGTTGCAGTGCCGACCGGTACTGGCCCTTACGGAAGTGGTGCTAGTGGAGTTCCAGGTACAGACTTGCAACCCTTGGGTTACTTGGGCGTATGGCTTCAGCTTGACTTGAATGCTGGAGATGCTGCACAGAATAGTTTTTATCAACTACAAATTGATGGATCAACTACATAATGCCGACTCCGCTGACTACAGAATTCATTGGCTCCCGAGCCGATGTTGCCGACGCAGTTACGGACTATACCGCAACCAAGATCGCGGGTGGTGGACAGTCTCCCAGTGTAGCTGTAGCCACATTGTTTAAGCAAGGGTCTGCTGCTATTGCTACAGACTATCCCACAGCCTCACGTTTTGTCACCTTGCATTTTGACGATACTGTGCAAAGTTGGGATTTTTCTTCTGGCGGTGCTGAAGAGGATCAACTTGTTTGGGTGTGGGGAAATGCTCTTTTAGCTCCTACCTCTACAGGTACAGCTGCTGGAGGGGCACTTGGAGGGTTTGGCATTGTTATGACCGATAATGCTCCAGCCTCTATAGATAGTTCATGGGCTATTTGGACGTTCTATGGTGGTGAGAACTATCCTGGTGGTTGGCAGAAGATGGTCGTTGATCCTAGTTTACGCCCAACTGCCTCTGGTGGAACATTTGCACTGTCTAGCTTAGCCTCTATTCGAGGTATAGGAGTTTTCTTTGTTGCTGATAATAACGCTAAGGGTGGTGCAGATGCCGCACTTATTGACGCTATTGATATTGGCTCTGGCCTAAGAATTTATGGAAGCGGTACTCAAGAAGACGGCTTTGGCGATCTCCTTGCGGCAGACGCAGGTACAGACGCCAATCAATACGGTGTAGTCAAATCTCTTGAAGCAACTGATACAATTTTGCAGTTGCAGGGCTATCTAGAAATTGGCACAGGCAATCTTGGTGGTACTGTATTTGACGATATTAACAAGGTTATTAGCTTTAACAACCCCCAATATATTGATACGTTTGGCGTAACACAATATGTCAATGCTATTCCAGATACTTTTCAGCAGATTAATATTGTTGGAAATACTACATCTGGAACAGAAGTCGAATTAGGAATTAAAGTAGGCGATGGCGATACTGCTCGTGGTCGTAATGGTTTGACCTTTTTGGGGAACGATGATTATAAGATTTCCCTTATTGTTGAAGACGAGCCAAATGTGCAGTTGCAATTGTACGGTACTTCTATTCGTAGCTTTAATGAAGCTATTACTTGGCCAGCCGAAAGTGGTCATGAATTTATCGGGTCTACCATTGATGGCTCGGCTCAATTTGTGGGCGATACTGGAATTGTAATTAGGAATTCAACCTTTCAGAATGCTACGGGTATAGAGGGTTCATTTATATGGAACCATACCGGAATAGATATTAAGAACTCTAACTTTGTGGCTAATACTAATGTGGACGGCAGTGGTGCTGGTATCGAACACCCGTTTTCTGGAACCTTCACTTACGACAACCTCCAGTTCTCCAATAATGATTTTGATATCAACTTTAGTTTGGCGACATCTGGCGATCTGGTTATTCAGGCTACTAATCTTTCTAATCCAGCTACGGCACATAGCGGAAATGTGGACAGTACAGTAACCATTGAAAATAGTGTTACTCTTACACTAACTGATATTGTAGTAGGGTCAGAAGTAAGGTTGTTTAATAGCAATACCACTAATCAGGTTGCGGGGGTTGAATCAGAGGGCGACGGTACATTTGAGCATACTTACAACTTTACGGGCAATCAGAATATAGATATTGTGGTGCATCATCTTGACTACAAGTATTTCAGATCAGAAGAGAACTTATTAACCAGTGCGGCTGCGTCAATACGCATTGACCAGATATTTGACAGGAATTATGATAATCCGTAAGAAAAGGTGTATTTAACAGTGAGTAAACATAACGTAGAATATGGGCTAATCGAAACCTTTAGCCCCCACCCAGACACTCAAGACTGCTCAGACGATAAATGTGGCCGTCCGGTGTCTTTTATGGACAAATGCTTTATAGATACTACGAGGGGAGATATCTTTTGCTCAGCTTGTGGTGTTTGCATTAGATATGAGCGGAAGATGGAAGCTCGTCGAGAAGAATTGGGAGTGTCCCACAGAAAAATAATCGGAGAATAAATAGATGGCAATTATTACAGACCCTGACAATCTTGATCGACTGCAAGTATTGGTTGATTATGTCAATGAAACTATCGGTATTAAGCCCATTAACTCCACTTCTCCCAAAGTATCTCTTGAGATAATCGGGGAGCAGAATGGGGTAACTCAGGGATTGTTCGCATATCCCGTACAGTTCCAAGACACCTCTGCCCTGTTCGCTACTTCAGGTGTTGCATCGGGCGACATTCTAACTATTGTTAATGGCGAAGATATTAACCATCACACCATCACTGGAGTAGTTGCAGAGACTGGCTTGCTGGTTTCTAGTGCTTTTAATAGTGGTGAAGGTACTGTTGGCTATGCAGTAAGTGCTGCGGTTGGTGGAACGGTAGTTGATGGAGCAACCCTTCAGGCCGTATACTCTTTCCTTAAAGAAGAGTGGAAAACCCAAGGGGCTGGCCACGTAGACCTGATTCAATTTGTATTCCCGCTAGAGTCTATTACGCGAGAGCAGTTTGAAATCGGTGGTGCGAGCCATAATGACTGGGATTGGCGTGATGATGACACACGAAACCTGATTCGTACTGGTGGATGGGCCGCACTGGATAGTGCTGGTGCTACCATCACAGAGTACGCAGGTATTATTACTCTGGGTAGCTTGGACGCAGACACACAGGTATACTACCAACAGGTAGACTCGACTTCTGGTACGGCCACTGACCCTCAGAACTTTGTTTTGACTGGTCCGGTAAACCAAGCTATTAAAACTCGTGACGTAGGTGCTTCGGAAGACTTCCGTGCCTTCTTGAAGATTTTTGCTCGCAAAAAGACCAAGTCCTACGCCGAATCCGAGATTTCCGATATTGGTGTTACAAGCCTGGAAACTATCGTAAATAGATTCCCCGTATCCCATATTGACGATCCCGCTATTACTGCTACCGACGGACAGTTGGCTGGTGGAACGGCGATTTACCAAAATGTAACGCAGCTTAGCAATGCGACCGGAACAGACGGCGTGATTGCGGCGGCATCTACTGGAACGGCCCAGGAAAATACTTTCGTCTTCACCTCTGCTTCTATTGCCATGACAGGCATTGCCGAAGTAAAAGACGTTATCATTCTGAGCGGTCTGCATAGTGGTGTTAACAATGATCACTTTGAGATTGTTGATGTAAATGCCAACTCCCTGACCCTACTTCAAGAGCCGAATATTAATGTCGAAACTGGCGTTAGTATCACCTTCGGTGTTGAGTCGCGTCGTCGTCATAACGAACTGTCCGACGGAACGATTCAGAACTTCGGCGGCTTGGCATGGTCAACCTCCGGTAATCTGTTGAGTGCGACGGCCCTGTTTAGCACCTCTGGCGTTGCGGTTGGCGATAAGCTTGGCCTCTTGGCTACTGGTACTGATACTCTTAACGACTTTGTTGGAGTGTACGACGTTACGGCACTGCTGAATGAAACTGGTATTACGGTTAATACGACCGATCAGCCTTGGCCCGCAGATGCGGCTCCTTCTGGCTCGGTTAACTTTGAAGTTTACCGTCCAGGTATGCATGCTCAGTATAAGCGAGAGGTTGCAACCAATGTTGGTGCAGATGCGACTTCTGGCCTAGTGTTTACTCAGGGTGCTCCTGACCAGATTCAGCGTCGTGATGGCGGCAGCTTCTACACTGATAACTACGTAACTGGCGGAATCCTGTACGTGGCCAATGCGGAAGACTCTGCAAATGATGCTTCCTACGTTATCTCTGGATTTACAACCACTACCACGCCTGATGATACGGTACGAGTGGTGTTGGCTAATACCATTACCACCAATGCTGCGGATACGACTGCCACTATGAGTGGTGAAAACGGATTCGTTAGAGCCTTGCAAGGTATCAGCTATAACTGGAACTGGAGAATGTTCGGAAATGATGGAACACTGGCACAAACCTTCCAGTGGGTTCAGAAGCAGCTACGTCGAGGCTTTGCAACAAATCTCGATGACAGCGACTTCCGTGGAATTGCCGATATCGACTTCGCAAGCGGTGTATTCCGTGGCGACGTTACGGACCTGTTAATGAGCTTTGCTTCTCCGAATGCGACGACTTTCAATATGTATATTGATGAGTTGAATGCGAGCGAGAAGAATAATATTACGCTCAACGACGTTCTCGGTATTGGCCGAAACTTTGCGTTTATCTCCTCGATCTCTATATCCATCAATTCAAACCTGATTGATGATGCCGATGTAAAGATTGTAGTGTTCTTTACTAATGATGACTCTGGAGATGATACTAACCGAGACTTCGGTACGGACGATGCGATTATTGTGCAAGATACTTCAGATGTCGATATGACTACATTAAATCCGTCGGCTTCTCCCGTTACTTATGAATTTGATTATGACGGTAATACTCAACGAGGAACTGCCTCGGCTGCTACTGATGCTCCCGTAACCATTGTGGCTATTGGACTGAATACTGCTCAGTATGTATTAACTGCGGGTACTATTACCAGAACATCTACTAATGTGTTCTCACTGACGAGTGCTCTGGAAAGGAACTATAGTAATCCCTAAACCGTAACTTGACTGACAATCTAAACCCCGCCTTCATCTACCTACTTTGGTGGGGGCGGGGTTTTAACGCAACAGAAGGAAGAGAATATGTCTAATTTAGAACGCGGATACGTTCAACTACCACCCGACAGTACAGGTAAGAAATCTGGTTCTGCTTCTCGGCTTATTATAGAGTTTACGGGCGAAACAGCCCCCAATCTTTTTGAGCCTGGGCAAACAGTAGTGGGGGGTACAAGCTCTGCTACCGCATTAGTGGTTGGTAAATTCACTGAAGGCTTTGCTGCTGGCGAAGGTCAATTATTTCTAGAGCTAGAAAGTCTAGTCGGTACATTTCAAGTAAGTGAAAATCTAAATGTAAGTGCTGTTACTTTTGGTGTTTTCAAGGCGGGCACGACCACAGAGTCTCTGTATTATCAAAAACACACTGTCGTTGATAGAGACTATCCTAGTAGAAGCTGGTGTATCAACTCTGATGGTGCTGGCACGGTAGAATTCCCTGATGGCCCACCAGCGATCAGTTCTTTTGGTGGTCAGGTTTCAGAAGAAGTACATTCTATACGCCAATATGTCTACCCATACGATGAAACCGCAGGGGAGTTTTGGACTGAAAGCGGCGTTAGCGGCGTAGTATCTTACGGTAGCGACTCAAGGTCGGTTACACTTGACACATCAGCTACCGATGCTGGTTCGTTTATACGTAGAACCTCTCATTATTATCATCCTCAACAGCCAGGAACTATGAATCGTGCTACTCTTGGCGTTAGAGTAGGAGATGCGGGTAAATCAAATGTAAGACGACGATGGGGAGTATTTGATGCAAACGACGGATGGTTTTGGGAGCTAGACGATACTACTCTGTATGTTGTGCAGAGAAGTAGTGCGGCTGGTTCTGGAGGTCTAGATACTAGGGTGGTACAGGGCTCGTGGAGTCACGATGATCTCGACGGCTCCGAGCGAATGAACTTAGACCTTACAAAGAACAATATGTACTTTATTGATTATGCAGATTTGGGTGCTGGCGTTGTCAGGTTTGGAGTTCACGAAGAAGATGGTCTGCGTACCCTGGCACACTGTTTTGAAAATTCTAACACTCTTTCCGCTGTAGCAACCCAAAAGGCCACACTGCCACTACGCTTTGAATGTGAAAATACTAGCACTGCGGCATCTTCTAGCGAGTTGATTAGCAACGGAGCTATTATACAACACATTGGAACGCCTAAGCGACAGGCTGTTACTCAGAGCGTTCAAAGCTCACAGGTTAAAACCGTGACGCAAGCTTCTGGCGAAATACCCATTATGTCTTTTCAGGCAGCTACGGGTGTCCTTGGCCTCACCAATAGAACGACTACTGTACTCTCCGAGATATCGGCGGCTAATGTTGGTACAGGCCCAGTAATTCTAAGAGTTAGATACGCTGGAGTGCTTGATGGTGCATCTTTTACAAGCGTTGCTGATAGATCATCGTCTGAATGGGACGAAGCCGCTAGCGGAATTACGGTCGGTAGTAATTTTGGGCTGCTGAGATGGTCTGATTTAGCAGGCAATACAGAAACCTTGAAGCATAGCTTTGTTCAAGATAAGGAAATTTTTCAAGACACTATCGGAGTGGTGCTTTTAGCAGACGGTGTTACACAAGCACCGATTTCTATTACAGCAGAGTCCGTGGATGCTTCCCATACGGGTCAGTTAGTAATGACTGCCACCTGGAAAGAGATGTGGGTTTAGAATGTTTCATCATAGCTGGCCTATGAATCAAGACCTATGGGTTTTATTCCACAAGGTTACATTTGATGGCATTAATAAGCTAGTTATCGTTAATGCTGGAGAGTCTGGCATTGATATTGAACAGAATGTTTACTCAGATTGGAAAGAGTGGGTAAAGGAAAGAGATCATTTAAAGTTTGATGCATGCATGAGGACAGTGGGTGGTGATCCAACGCAAGGTGGAGACTTCCTGGGTTCTACGTTTTTTACAATTAATAGTTGGCAGATAGAAATTTCAGACAATGTGGTGTTTGACGGAAATATTTTTTCCGACGATTTTGCCACACCATTCTCTACTAGAGAAGGAACTAAATTAGCTCAGTCGAAATTTTCTAACCTAGTGGATAAAGTATCAGTTAACATTAACGACTTAATTACTGCGGGCATTGCGACCACCGGAGACATTGACAATCAAACAGTTACGCTTCAGACTACTTTACCTACAGGTGTGGTTAATCAGCTAAACAGTACAACTTACGACGGAGTTGCCTTTAGTGGAATCATGGAGATACTACTGGCGATGGCAAACGGTAGAATTGTTGAATCTGCAACGGGTGTATTTGACTTCTACGAACAAAACAACACAGACATACTTTATACTTTAACCAAAGCTGGCAATGAGAGAAATAGATCGTAATGGCAATCGGTACAGACCTAACCTCAGTTTCGACTCATGGTTGGTTTACCGATCCAACTTTAACTGATAATTTAACGCCAGTTTCGACTTACGGTTGGTACTACACGGATGCAGGACTAACCTTTTTAAGTATTGTACATAATATTCCGGTTGAAAATTTAGCTACGTTAAATCTTCAAAGAAATATCGGAATGGAGCATTTGAAGGTAGCGAGCATAGGGAACAACATTCCTATTGATCAGTATCTTCAGTTGGACGGCTTTACAGAACAAACGGCTATTGAAATACTAGAGGGGTTAAGAGGCCAGGATGATATTAATGTTGAGCATTTAAGAGATGCCTCAGTAAACAATAATCTGCCTGTTGACCACTCACTTATTTTAGGTAGTTTAAATAAGAATATTTCCGTTGAAGCTTTGCTTGCTTTGGCGGCCCTTCGGAAAGATATTCCGATTGAAAGTCACGGCGGGGCTGGTGGAACCTTCGGAAGTAAAAATATTCCGATTGAGATTATCAGGCTTGAAGAAGTTTGGGAGCTTGACGGTCGCGGAGTGTTGTGGGTGATGGAGTGCGATGAAGTCCTTTGGGTTATGGACCGAAGGGAAGTATCGTGGCTAGTAGAGGCGAGGGGTAGTGATGGTTGGACGTTAGAGTCAAGAGGTAACGCTTGGACTTTGCCTGAGCGTTAAACAATGGTTAGTAAAAGAAAAGAAAGAATGCTAATGGCTGGTGGTAAATTTGGCTGGTACATGCCTAAGCAAGCGGAAAGAATATTTAAATATGTTCCTAAGACTACGGAGTATTTTTTTGTTCTTGGCCCTGCGAATGGTGGAGAAGGTCAACATTTCCATAAAGAATTTCCTGATGTAAAAATTATTGGATTTGAACCTTCTACTGTTGCGTTTAATTTTCAGAGGCAGAATGGATTTCCTGGCGAGCTTTATCCCCAGGCGATTTATTCCAAAAACTGTAAGTTAGAATTAACTACGGTGGCTAGTGAAATCAATCATATGTTTTTGAGAGACTGCTGGCATGATTGCCCGCATGATCCAACGGCTGGTTATGAAGTAGATGCAATAACTTTGGATTCATTTTTGGAAGATCATCCAGAGATAGATAATGTTGTGCTTTGGGCAGATATAGAGTTTGCAGAGTACGATATGTTACTAGGGGCTACTGAGTTTATGAAGCGTGTGTCGTGCATGAACATAGAGTTGTGTGATGATCCTAAAAATCCCACTGGCTATATGGAGAAGTGTAGAGAACTTCTTGACGAAATGGGCTTTGAGGAAAAAGAGGCTTGCGGACTAGGTAGGCCGGTAGGCAAGAAGCACTGGCGAGGCGATTACATATTCGCTAGAAAATAATACTAGAGTAGGGAATAAATATGGCTGTTACAGCAAATGAAGAACTGTGTAAGCAACCGGCAGAGAAGAGAAAGTTTGGCATGGAGTTTGCCAACCTCTTGACGGTTAGTGCTACAGAAGAAATTAGCGTTTTAGATTCTATTACATCAGAAAAAATAGACGGGTCAACTTCCGACCTGACTATTACTATGACCGGCTTAGAAGATGGGACTAAGACTAATAGTAAGGCAACCTTCTGGATAGAGGGTGGTACTACTGGAAATAAGTATCGCATGGAAGTGCAAGTCACTACCACCGATGGTCAAATTTTAGAAGGCGACGGTTTACTCTTTGTATCGGATAGGTAAATTATGGCAACTTGGCAACAAACCAGTTTAACGATGTTACGCACCATGCTAAATGATGCAGGGTGTGCTACTCCGACTTACACGACCAGAAGGCTGCAAGACCTTTTGATTACCGCAGCATATTTCTTGCCCATTGATTTGAACTTTGACACTACTTATACTGTTGATGTAGAACTAAACACTATTTCCCCCGACCCTATTAGCCAGACCGACGGAGTGGAATTTATTAACTTTATGGTTTTACGTGCGGCATGTTTAGCAGACGAAGGCAACTTCCGTACTACCGCATTGATGCAGGGTGTTAAGGCCCGATGTGGTCCTGCTGTGATTGAGACAAATAAGTATGGGGAGTTCTTAAAAGAATTATTAACTGCTGGACCGTGTAAATCTTATGAAGACTTGAAGCAAGAATACAACTTTAGTTATGAGGGGTCACGCATTATCCGTGCGGTAATGTCTCCCTTTGCCTCTAATGACTTTGATCCCAGTCGTAATAACGGCGGCAACGGGTTTATAGATGGCAACAATCCACACCGTGGGCGTTAATCAGTTTTTTAAATCGGAGATAATATAATGGATGTTTTTTTTCAACCAAAAGGCCCAGGCTCAAACGATAATCGTCATGGGACAGTAAATGTACAAGCTCCGCTAGCTGGTGCTTGGGGTACGGCCAACTACAAGATAGATACCTATTCTGTTGCTGGTTCTGGTGGTATCGGTTCGGGAGCACTGAACGATAGTATCAGCGGTCGCTTTGATGATATCAATTACTATACGACGTAATAAGGTTTACCAATGCCCGATAATATATTCTCAGGTATTATATCGCCGCAGATAAAGAACGTCTTTGAGAACGCTATCTCAGCTATGATGTATGATGATGGTTGCACCATCCCATGCACACTGTATTATGGCGTTACCAAATATGACGATTGCGTTAACTGCGTTTATGATCCCATAGGGAGGAAGTCGGCCAATCGTTTTCAGGACGGAGGCCACATTCCATTTCCCTTTGGGAGTATATGTCCCATGTGTAATGGTGCGGGCAAGAAACCCGTTGAGTCCACTGAGGATATGAACTTGATGGTTATTTGGGAGCAAAAAGAATTTTTTAATGTTGGTACGGTCAACACTCCAGACGGAGATATTCAAACTTTAACATTTGCAGATCGTACCCCACAGTTGAAAAGGGCTAAAGAATTAATAGTGGCAACAGACATTGCTGGATTTGGTACTCATAGATATGAGCGTATGAGTGAACCACAGCCATGTGGTTTGTCGGCGGATCAGTTCATTGTATGTATGTGGAAGAGGTCGGCCTAATGGCAGAAGTTTCAATTGAACTTCCTGGGTTTTCCGCCTCTTTTAATAAGAACGTACAAGCTGAAGTACGCCAGATAGTTAAAAGAGGTATTGGTACGGTTGTAACCAATATAACAAGGAGGCTAGGACTTGTAGTTGGGGCAGCAATAAGAGAGTCGAGAGAATATGAGTCTTTGCTGGCTGGAACTTTAAGAGCCGAGTTTGGATTGCCAGACCCGTCAGCAATAGATGCGGTGATTAACGAGTGGATTGAAAATATTGCAGTTGCGTACAATAGTAGTGGCGGTCAGTTTGGAAACCTGACCATTGGCATAATTGATTCAGACTATAGTGATGTACTAACGTTGCCAGAAGCTTCATTCTCCTATTCTTCTAGAAGAGGTTCAGGGGTACTTGATTGGCTTCGATGGCTTTTACTAGAAGGCACTAACGCCATTGTAAGAGATTATGATTTTACATCTACGACTACGAGGGGAAGCAGAACCGGACTGGGTATTATGGTTTCACGGCAAGGCAACGCTTGGACAGTCCCTTCCGAGTTCTCAGGAACCGCAGGAGACAATTTTGTTCTTCGTTCTTTGCAAAGCATTGATGAAGAAATAAATAATATAGTAAGGCAAGAGATAACAGTGGGATTGAAATAATGGCTGGACAAGACTACACATCCTTGAACAACGTTGACAATATAGGCGAAACCCTATTAACTTCTCAGTTAGAATCCAATCTAAAGACCTATCTTGACTGGAGCTTGCTAGGAGTTGGTGGCTTTAGCAATATTGAGATTCCAACTTCAGGAGCGTTTGGTGGAACATTTGATCGGCTAAGGGCCGTGGATGACCCCTCTTATAGCGATGGTCAGGTATGGGAAACCGCACGAAAAGACCTCGTGTGGGAAACCGGCATAGAGAACACAGGTTCTCAGCCCATTGATATTTCTGGGGTCTATGTTGGCGGTACTTTATACGGAACTGGCGATGTTACATACGGGCATCATTATAACTATCCTTTAGGGCGAGTTATTTTTGCCACTGGCATTGCGACAACGAGCACGGTACAGATGGAGCATAGCTTTCGTAATGTGCAGACCTATGTTGCGGATCAAGCCCCCTGGTGGGATGAGCTTCAATATAATTCTTATCGTGTAGACGACTCTACTTTTCACGATATTGGTTCTGGCAACTGGCAAATCCTGTCTAATCATAGGGTGCAAATGCCAGCAGTGGTGGTTGAGGCGGTTCCACGTAGACAGTTTAAGCCCTACCAGATGGGCAGTGTTGGACAGTTTGTTTATCAAGACGTACTGTTCCATATTCTAGCTGAATCTAGATGGTGGAGAAATCAGCTAATCGACATCATTTCTCTCCAAAAAGATAGAACTATTTTACTTTACGATAATAATACTATGTTAGATAGTGGGGTATTTAGCCTAGATCATCGGGGCATGAGGGTTTCTTCCCCCACGATGTATCCAGACTTGGTAAGAGATTATCAATATAATAAGGCCCGCTTTTTTAATATGGTCGTTACTGAGATGCACTCTTATAATAGCCGTTTACACGAGGGTATTGTAAGAGCTACTTTTGAGATCATAATTGCTTAATTTACAATAAATGGTGTATTTAACACTGACGTTATACATTTTCAATGTAGGAGAAGACTAAATGGCTGCTAATAATCGAATTTTTTATCCCGTCCAGCAGGTTGCGTTCCGTAAGCCAGGAACAACCGTGTTCAGAGAAGCTCACGGTGTGCAAAATGTTTCGATGACGACTACTTTTAATCTAGAGCAAGCTTTTGAATTAGGTCAGTTGGCTATTTTTGAGAATATCGAAGGTATTCCCGATGTAGAAGTCAGCCTGAGCAAACTGCTTGATGGCTACCAAACACTATTCACTCTGGCAGCGGCCTCCGATGCAGACGGTGCAATCCTTACGGGTCCGACGCTGTCCGAGCGGGCTCCCGCAGAAACCATTATGCAGTTGGGCATCTGGCCCGAAACCAATAATGCGGTATCTGCTAGCCCCGACACGTATGTCGAAATGTCGGGACTGACGATTTCCTCAGTTACTTACAATTTCCTCCTGGAAGACAATTTCAGCGAAGATATTACCCTGGCCGGTAATACTAGAGTTTGGGACAAGTACACTGGAAGTTGTGCAGCACCCTGGACATTGGCCGAAGCGACTGGTTCTCCCAGTTTTGCAGATAATGATGACGGCCCCGCCGGTTCTGGTGGAATTGCTCGTCGCCAAAACATTCAGTTTGCGACTAGCTTGGCCGAGGCCAACGACGCCGACTACACTCGTCTGCCTGGAGACATCTTTGGCGTAACGGACAGTGGAGTTAAATCCGGTCAGTGTCACGTTGTGTCGATTTCAGTTTCGACCGACTTGGCTCGTGAAGACTTGTTTGAGTTGGGAACTCGAAGCCCGTATGCGAAGACGGTTACGTTCCCCGTTGAAGTTACAACTGACATTGAAGTCACTTCGATTTCAGGTGATCAGATTTCAGCGATTGACGATTGCGGTGGTGCAGTGGCTCCTTGTAGCGAGACTGCCAACCTCACGGATCGTCCGATTCGGCTCACGACCTGCGAAGGTTTGCGGATCAATCTTGGATTGAAAAACAAGCTGGCTTCAGTGACTTACGGTGGTGGAGATGCTGGTGGTGGAAACGTTACGACCACGCACTCGTATACCACGTTTAATGACTTTACAGTACTGCACTCTGGAGACACGTTCAATGATAGCGGTCAACAGTGGTGGAGCATTCGATCTGGTTACATGGGTGCGGCCACGCAAGGCACGTAAACCCTAGTAGTTAAGATCATGATTAAATAATGGGGGGCGGGGTTTATCCCTTCCCCCCTTTTTCTCTAAGGAACGAGAAAATAATGGACGCTGGTAAAAAGCAAAGTATTGTAGATAGGCTGCTTACAGGAATTGTTTATTTAAAGGTAGGTAAACATCTCTATAAGCTTAATCCTCCGACCTCAAGTCAGCGAGCTTTAGCTGACTTATTCTATCACGAGGCTTTAGAAGAGGTTAAGTACTCTGATTTTATTAGCCGCTCTCAGGCTAAGGTTATCCTAGCTAAGTCTAATACATGGACTCCTCAACATGAGAAACAGCTTGAGAATCTACAAAAATATCTAGAAGATCAGAAAATACTATTGTATAAAGCCCTATATAATAAAAAAGAGCAGAAGAAGATACGACGTAGGATCAAAGAGCTTGATGCTGCAATACTAAGGTCGTTGGAAAAACAATACTCTATGGAGTTTATGACCTTTGAATATCATGCTGAAAACCTAAAGAGAGACTTTTTGATAGCTTTGAGGATTACGGGAGTTGACGATAAGCCGATTTATACCTATGATAATTTTTGGGAATCGGATGGCATAGTTATGAGGGCTTTCAGTAAACATATTAATAAAACAAATGTTAGCACAGAAGATATGAGGGAGATAGTTCGCACCGAACCATTTAGATCATACTGGGGCTTAGGTAAAGAGAATATGCTGGGCATACCCGCTAAAGATTTTAACGAGGAACAAAAAACCGCTATTCTTTACTCTAGAATGTATGACTCTGCTTATGAGCATCCAGAACGGCCCTCTGAAGAGGTTATTGAAGACGACCTAATGTTAGACGGGTGGATAGCTAAATGCCGTAGAGAGTCTGACAAGGCAAGGTCGCAAAAAGAGGCTGAAGACCTACTGGGCACTAAGGGTGTTGGGGCAGGACAGGGAGGGGAAATGTTTGTAGTCGCCAACAGTCCAGAAGAGGCCGACAAGATTAAAGAGCTAAATGATATTAACGGACGAATGACTATGGATAGAAGGAGAAAGGCTATACTAGAGCAGGGCAAGCTAGAAGAGCATCAGCTTCCCGATGTTAAGTTGGACTTACAACGTCAGGCTATGCGGCAAATGGCTGACAATATGAAAGGAAAGAAGTAAGATGTCTAATTATAATGACATATCCAAGAAGAGACTATTAAACAATATTAAGAAGAAGTTTGACACAACTATAATCGGATCGCTAGCAGTATTTGAAGGCGAGTTCGGTTATCTGTGGGGTCATGGGTTGCCTTTTAGGGAGCTTACAGACTCTCAAAAAGAATTTCGCAATCTCTGGCAAGAGGCAAGAACGCGAATTTTAGATGCAGGAAATTCTAATTTAAGGGCTGCACAGAGTGAGATAGCTCAATATACGCTATCATGGAACCGTTACGTAATGAACTTTAAACCTGTCAATAAGGACGAAGAAGGAGATAGTAATGTCTAAGAAGAAGGTAGCTGATAAGAGAACTTTTGAAGTAGGTGGCGATCTTTACGCTGTACGTCGTCCCAATATGGGCGAACTGGTTAAGGCTAACGAGATTCGTCGCAAGACGTTCAACGAAGAATTAGAGGCTGGATCATTATTGCGAGATCAGCTTGAAGGAGAGCTACGCAAGAGAAAACTATGGAGCGATGACCGAGAAGCTAGATATCAAGAGCTTCGTAGGGATATTATTGACATGGAATACTCCCTGGCTAAGGGTGGCATTAAGTTGTCGCAAGGCAAGGACATTGCCCTTAAAATGATTAAATCTAGGAATGAGATGGTAGAACTGCTTTCCTCTAGAACTGAGCTAGATAGCAACTCCTGTGAGGGCAAGGCCGATGCTGCCCGCTTTAACTATCTTTTTGCTAGTTGTTTGGTGTATGATGAGACAGGAGAACCTTATTTTCCTGGTGGTATGAACGACTATTTGCTGAACCAGGACAGCGAGGTATCTCTGGTGGGAGCAAGCGAGTTTTTTCATCTGATATCTGATACCGAAGATGTAGACTCCAGGCTTCCTGAGAACCAGTTCCTCCGCAAGTTTAATTTTGTCAATGACAGCTATCAACTTGTGGACAAAAGTGGTCGCCTGACGGATGACAAGGGGCGGCATATTGATGAGTATGGCAACTTTATTAAGTGGGTGTCTGACACTGAATCGGTTTTTGTAGATTCGGAAGGTCGGGAATTAACGGATAGCGGCGAGTTTAATGTTGAAGCCTCTCCGTTCTTAGACGACGACGGCAACCCTGTCGATGAAGCTTCCTTTGCTACCGAAGTAAAAGAAGAGCCCAAGCCTAAGCAGAAAAGAAAAAGACGGACAAGCAAGAAACCTTCAGTTTCTGAAACTACGTAATAATCTCGGATAAGCGATCTATTTTGATTTTTTAATTTCAAGGTGGATCGCTTTTTGTTTATAGGTAAATATATGGCGTTTAATATCAATGCAGAAGTTGTACTTAGCGGTCCAAAGAACCTAGCGAAAGTTCGTAAGGCTATTTCAACCGGACTGCAAGGTATCAATACTCCGGTTAACGTTACTGTAGCTGGAGGGGGTGGCTTAACCAAACTTAACGCAAGCATTACCGCTACAAATGCTAATCTCAAGGCTTTGAATGTCGCCTCCAAAAAAAGCGTGGCTTCGGTCAGCACATATTCTAAGGCTTCTGCTAATGCTGCTCAGTCCACTACTGCTCTTTCCAGTTCTGCCGCCTCTGCCAGTAAGAGTGTTCGTAGAGTAGGTCAAGAGGTGGGAGCGGCTGGCACTCAGATGCAAGCCTTCGGTAAAGATGCCGCCTTAGCTATCCGTAGATTTTCCGCCTTTACGATTGCCACTGGTGCTATCTTTGGTTTTGCACGGGCTCTTAAAGACGGTATCGGAGAAGGTATTAAGTTCGAGAGAGAACTAGTTAAAATATCTCAGGTCACAGGCAAGGTCGGTTCACAGCTTGACGGGCTAACTAGCCAGATAGACAGGCTTTCTACTACTTTAGGCGTTTCAGCCCTAGACCTAGTAGATGTTGCTAGAACGTTTGCCCAGACGGGACAGACTTTAGACCAAGTAGAGTCTTCATTGAAAGCCGTTGCACGAGCTTCATTGTCTCCAACCTTTGGTAGTATGAAGTCCACCACGGAAGGTGTTATTGCTGCTCTGAACCAGTTTAATATTCAGGCTAGCAAGACAGAAGAGGTTTTAGGCTCTATCAATGCGGTATCTAAGCAGTTCGCCGTTGAGTCCGAAGATATTGTTTCTGTTATCCGAAAGGCTGGTGGTGTATTTGCAGCGTCTAGTAGTCAGTTTCAAAAGCCACAAGCTGCCCTTAATGATCTCATCGCTATCTTTACTGCCGTTAGATCAACAACTCGTGAAAGTGCCGACTCTATTGGTACTGGTTTAAGAACTATCTTTGCTCGACTCCAACGACCAGGAACAGTTAAGTTCTTAGACGATCTTGGGATTCAAATAACAGATACAGAAGGCAAGTTCATCGGCTTCTTTGATACCTTTAAGGTGTTGTCGGAAAAATTAAGCTCCTTACAGGCTTCAGGAGATGTGATTACCTTCGGTGCTATTGTCGAAGAGTTGGGTGGTATCCGCCAACTTAAAAACTTAATTCCTGCCATCGTTCAGTTTGAGAAAGCGGAAAAGGCAAGAACGGTTGCCTTGCAGGGTACTGCGAGTATTTCTAAAGATGTAGCCTTAGCACAACAAACCTTGGCGGTACAGTTTGAAAACGTTGGAACTCGCTTTCAGGAATTGCTGCGTAATGTTTCAAAGTCTGACACTTTTCAAAATCTCGCTAAGTTTGCCTTAACTGCCGCCAACGCATTTATCACACTTGCAGATGCTTTGCGTCCAGCACTTCCTCTGTTGACTGCTTTTGCCGCCGTTAAATTAACCGGAGCGGCTTTTAGTTTTGGTAGAGGATTTGTCGGAGGCTTGGGCAAAGGCGGTGGAGCAGGAGGCGTCGGAGGTGCGGTAGGGGGAGCAGTAAGCGGGGCATCAACCCAAGCTAAGCAAGCTGCTATAGCGGCCAATACTGCGGCACAGACCTCTAATACAACTCAGCTTACCGCTCTCAGCGGTAGGATCACTGCTCTTATTGCGGCATTAAATCGTAGAAGTGTTGGCGGCGGGGCTCGTCGCTTTGGTAGCGGCGGTGGAGTTGGTAGAAAACCATTTCGTTCGGGTGGTCGTGTTAGATTTAATGACGGTGGATTAACAACAGAAGAGCAAGCCGAACTAAAAACATTAAGACCTCAAGGCAGACAGGGCAAGCTTCGTGGAGCTAAAGATGCTAGATACAGAGCCTTGCTACAAAAGAGTAGGTCTAACGCTACTATTACGTCGGGATCAATTGGGTCTACGTTTGGAGCTTCCTTCTTAGAGGGTGCTCCCACTCCTTTGTCATCTACCATTAAGTCGGTATTGGCGAACGGCCCTGCTATAGGGCGTCAGAACCTAATGGCCGCCATAGGCAATAGAAATATTAAGCCTGGAGCAGTACTAAAAGCACCCAATGCTAAACCTGGATTTTTATCTCAAAGCGGTAGGGATATTTTCACAGAAGAAATTGAAGGCGGTATAGTCCCGCTGTTTAATAAGGCTACGAAGCGTTTTAGCGGGGTACTAAATCCTGGCAGTGTACGCCTAAATGAGTTAATGTCTAATAGTGCTGTTCAAAACGTCAAGGGTCAGTTCTTTGAGGGGTTTGTTAGGAGAGTTAGTCAAAACCTTGTTACCGATCCCACCTCAGACCCAGGCTTTGACTTTGCCAATGTTTCAAATAAAGATGATTTGAAAAAATTATTCGGCGGGGTTTTTGTTGATCCTAATGAATTCAAAGTTAGAAATAATTCGGACTCACGAGGCAGCATTTTAGGAAAAGCAATTTCTAGTAGTCCTAGCTCGCTCAAACTTTCGGCTACCGCAGCAACCCAGGCTAAAGGACGAGGCGGCGTATCTAATAGTGTTGACGCTCTGTTAACGCCTGGAGAATTAGTCTTTCATCCTAATGCTGTTGACCGACTAGGTGAGCAGAATTTGGACATGTTCAATAGAACAGGGGATGCTTCTGGACTAGGTAGATTTAATTCTAGTGATGTTACCAGGATTCCAGGTAGCGGAAACTCGGATACCGTATCTAGAGCATTAGAGCCAGGGTCTTTTGTAATTCGCAAATCTTCCTCAGAGGGTTCAGGGCTAGACCTTCCTCGTTTTAGGGGCGGTGGCTCAGTAGGCGGCGGTCGAAAGCAAAGATTCCAAGGCGGTGGTAGGGTTAGCAACCTTGCTGAGAGTGCGGGTAAGGCGGCTACGGGACTATTAGTTTTAGGTAATCTTGATTTCAGTTCCTTTGGAGGCTTTGTTAATGCCTTGGCAGGGGCAGCATTCATCTTACCACAGGTTACGGCAGGATTTCTGAATCGAGCCAAACAAGAAAAAGTGGTAATGGCCGAGTTGGTACGAGCCTCAAGACAGTTGGGTAGTAGAGGGGCTGCAAGAAATGATGCAACGGGTAGAAGCTTACGCGAATCTAGAATTAGAGAATCTCGTGGTGGGGTAGGAGCACTTGACTCGGGGCAAGTTGGTCGTCAAAACGCTCGTGATCGTCGTGCTTCCCAACTACGAAGAATCAGAGCACAGCGTCGAACGGGTGGTGTGGTAGAGAGTGATCTTGTAGGATTGGATAGAGTAGATAGAGCAGACCGTGCTGGTAGAAAGGCTGAACGAGCCAGTGCCAGAGGTGGCAGGAGAGGTATTCGCAATCCTTTGAAAGGTTTCGGCGGCGTTAAAGGTCTTGGCTTGGGTGCTGTTGCAGCATTAGCCATTGGGCCTATTGCAGATAGTATCAAAGATTCATTTGGCCAAACAGAAGTTGGTGGAGTCAAAGGGTTTGCAAGTGGTGCTGGCCGTGCGAACGCAGGACTTATAGGCGGTGCGACCGGAGCATTAAGCGGAGCGGCACTGGGTGCTGGTATTGGTTCTTTTCTTGGTCCAGTAGGAGTTGCTGCTGGAGGGGCATTGGGCGGGCTTATCGGAGGTCTTAAGGGGGCATTCGAAGCAAAGATAAATCAAATTAAATTTGACTCTTTCGATAAGCTAGTTAAGTCTTCTCAACTACTAGGTGGTGCTTTAGATGCTTTGGGTGATGACTTTGATGATGCTGGAAAAGTTAGAGAGGCAACTAAGGCATCTAAGCTTCTGTTTGACCAAACCCTGGCAACCGCCAATTCTTTAATCCAGTTAAATGAATCAAGCTCATTAGCCGCCGCCGCATTGAGCGGGATAGCCTCTGCCTCCCCTCTAGGGGCGTTGGGTGCAACGTTTGCTGGCGATGGCTTTAAAAGCTTTGCCAACGACCTTAGCACTGCATTTGCAGGTGACGTAGGCTTTTTGGATAAGGTTGGCACAGTCTCTTCCGCAATCGACGCGAGCACCGGAGATTCTGCTATCGGTGGGCTTGTTGCTAGACAAATAAAAAACACCTTTACTCCTGGATTGGCACTCCTAGACGACATAAAAGGGATTGGTAAATTCTTAGGTTTTGGTGGTGAAGAGAAAGATTTTAGCCAAAGGGTTAGCTTCGGAAGACAAGTACAGGCGGGTCAGGCGGGAGCTAAGTCTCTAGAGCTTATTAGAGACGAAGATTTAAAAAGGGCTCAAGACACTAGCGGAAGACTATTGCAACATATTGTTGATAACTTATCTTCTGAAGAATTGCTCGCAGTTGCCAATGGTGGTGAAGTAGCCAACAAGGAGCTTGCGGACTTACATAGCAATCTACAGAACATTGCGGCTTTACAGGCTGGTAAGAGATTAACGGAAAATCTTAAAGGTATAGCTGGCGATAACGAAGAGTTGGGGAAAGTATTAGCTAGCATTTTCTCTACCGCAGAGTTAGCAGCAAGGCGGGAACTAGGGAGAGGTGGAGATTTTAAGAGTGCTTCTGAGGATTTTGCTTCAAATTTGTTTAATAGTATTGACAGTAGCATTAACGATGACCAGAAGGTCGGTAAGTTACTGAACGCCCTACCCGAAGGTGCGTTCAGCAGCATTGAAAATTTTGTAAATGGTGTTCAAGGCTTAGACACTGCACAGCTTAATGAGCTTGCCAAGGGGCTTGGTTTTGACACGCCTCATAGCTTGCAGTTGGCACTTCAAAGTCTATCTCGTTTTAATAGTGAACTAGAAACTGCTCTAGACCCGAAGGCAGACGACAATCTTGCTAAAATTAGATTGGTACAAGAATCATTAGAAAACCTTACTAAGAGTATAGACGCTCTTGGGCAAGCCGCAGACTTTTTATCTAGAGCGGCAAGCGGTGCTACATCCAACCTTCAGACTAGGATTGGAAATGCAGACGCTGAAACTGCCAGAATCTTGGGAGGGGCTGGTGGAAAAATTAGTGCCCAGGGCAGAATTAACCCCTTCTCCAACGTAGCTGCAAGTAGTAACGCAGACATACAGGCTGGAGTCAATCGAATTGGAAACGCCACTGGACAACCTGGAGCTTTCAGAGGAATACCAGAAACGATTCAGATAGGCCGCGATCTACCTCAGATTTTAAAATCCACCCTGGACTCACTCGGAGAAGACGCAGTAAATATCGGGCCAAACGCCATTATTGATGAGTTTAAGAAACAGGCCGGTCCAGCGTTCGCCAGACTTCCCGAAGTGGTTCAGCAGGATATAGTCTCAAACCTTCAAGCAACCTTTGCGAAGAGGCAGGGTGAGGGTGCAGACGGTCAAGGTTCGGTTCAGCTAAAAAATATATTGCAGTTGGGAGACTTTGAAAGCCTTGGGAAAACACTCACAAAGGCTGGTGAAGATCAAGCAGCAGCAGCGGCAACTGTAATCGAGTCTCTTAATAAGTTCGACGCCGCAATAATTGAGTCTGCCAACCTTCAGCTTACTATAGCCAGAGAACAGGCTAAGGCTGACGAGAGTATTATAAAGAATAATCAATCTATTAGAGGAAGACTCGATAGGTTTAGACCAAGTACTCGTGACCCTCTAGCGAGAGACACTACTGCCGAAAGAAACTTACAGCAAATCCTAACGGCACAGCTTAGTCGGGGCGGCGAACAAGCACCTGGAAATGTGTTTAATGCAAACGCTATATTAGATCGTAGAAGTACTCTTCAGGCTAGAAGAGGCCAAATTCAAAACGACATTACTACTGCTCAGGACAGACAGGCTGGTGGTGAAGATGCTACCTCTGAATTAACTAGACTTGCAGGAGAGCTAGCGAACAATACTGCCGCTCTTGATGGAAACCAAGCTGCTCTAGACACTCTATCGGGCGATGTTACTCGACTCTCAGAAATAGAATCTCAGTTGTCTCGTATACAGGAATCTAGACTGAACGAACGACAGTCGGCGGCTCTCTTTGCGGCTGACCTTGCTGCGGCTGAAGGCGATCCGAAAAAACAGGAAGAGATTTTACGAAAAAGGCTAAGGCCCGTATTAGCACAGCAGGCAGTAGCTCGTGGTGAGCAGATTGGTATAGGCGATGCAGCAGCTATAGCACAAAATCCAGAATTGGTTGCTAGGGCAGCAAAGTTGAATCCTGCACAGAGCGATCAGCTTCAGGCTAATGTTACTGGGGGTATCCAGAACTTTGTCGGCGGTAAGCTGAAAGGGCTTGGCATAACTACGGACGGTGCAGGGGCACAGCTAGCTGGAAACTTGTTCGGCTTAGGTGCAACCAAGCAAGGAAGTACTGACGCAGAGAAACAAGGTCGAGCCGATATTAAGACTATTGCTGGTGGGCAAAATGCTATTATCCAAGGTCTTGTAGATCAAAATACAGCATTGATGGTTAATCAACAAGCTCAGATGAGAGCCGCAATTTTGCAAACTGGAGAGGCTCTTAAAGCAGCAGGTTTAGGTGCGGCAAACTTGCGTGGGGGCGTAGGAGCCTCCATCAATAACGCTACAGGCTTGCCAGGATTCAACTTTGCTGCCCTAGCAACCAATGCAAGCACTTCCGGTGTCACTATTCCAAAACCAGGAGCAGCGGGTGCAGCGGGTGCAGCAAGTGACTTATTTTCTCCCGTCACCAATATCGGTCGATTCCGTGAACTGCAAAGCTTACCGCTTAACTCCGATATCAGTGCCCCTCTAGCAGCCTCAAAACCAGGAGCAGCGGGTGCGGCGGGATCGCCAATAGCAGCGGCAGAAGTGGCTGCTAAACGAATGGGGGATGGTCTTAGAAATGCTGCTGCTCCGGTAGCCGAAAAGCTTAATCAGGCGGCAGAGACTCTGAAAAATCTTCCTGCTCTAACTATTAACTTAGACGGCAGCGTCCAACCTGTTGAGGTTATTCTTAACGGTGGTCAGCTATTAAATGAAATCTCGCCTAAGATTACAGCCCAAGTGCTGGAACAAGTGAGCGTTCGTCTGAAGGCGATGGCTCAAAATGGTGATCCTTCGCTACAGCAGGGGAAATAAAGGAGCAATATAATGTCTAGTGGATTAGAATTTAAATATGGCAGTTATAATTTTCGGCCCCGACCGTTATTTAATTTGTCATCAGAACCTTTAAAAACTCCTGACGGTTCAGGTTATGGGATGAATCATTCTATAACTTTGAACGGCGATATCATATTGACGGGTACTCAGCTAGACAGCGGTATCCTGGGAGTGTCAGACAAAATAGAAATACTAAAGGATGCTCTGGATCATGACGGGCGACTATTGGTTATTTCTTGTAACGACAGTCCCATTCTGAGTGGCTATCCCACGGTTGCTGGATACTCGGTTAGTCCCGAAGGCGACAACATGACCTTTCGGGCTGGCTATTCAATTGATTTTAACATGCCTACCACTATCTTGGGGTCTGGTAATGATAAGTTTAATGACTCCGCACCCTTCCCCCCATTTGTAGAATCGGCATCGGAAACCTGGGATGTAGAGTTTGCTGACGAACAAACACCGTTTGACTGGACGTTGGCGGACGGCACTCAGGAAAAGTTTGGCTATAAGCTAGCCGTGACTCACAGCATTGACGTACAAGCAAGAATAGCGTATACGGGTAGTGAAGTTTCCAACACCCCCTGGAAAGATGCCCGCGACTATGCCATAGACCGCCTCGGCTTCGATGGAGAGCTTGTCACCCTTACTGGTGTTCTTGGCCTCCCAGGTGTTGACTACTTTAGCCGATACGATGTCTTTAATCATTTTCGTCAAGTATCTACAAATAAAACTGATGGCTCTATTAGTATAGTAGAAACCTTTGTAGTTACTCCTAGCGGGGCCGACAGTCTGCCCAACAATGCCCTGGAGGACTTTGAGATATCAGTAGAGCAATCTGAAGGGCTGGCCTCTGTTAGTATTGTGGGAAGTATTCAGGGGTTGGCAGAGATCACCTATACCGGAGATGGTGGTAGTCAAGAAGGCTTTTACGTCAACGCCGGTAAATTTGCTGCTGCTTCTGGTTATTATGACCAAATCAAGAGTAGACTATTTGATAGGGCTAGAACAGCATATTTGGCAGTTACCGGAGAGTGCTTTGACAGGTCGCTTAATCCTGTAGTAAAAAGTAGAAGTGTTGGAATAAATCCGATTGAGGGAACTATTTCATACGCATATGGATATGATACTACTACTAGTGGTTGTATTACAGGAGACTGCCTACTATCTCAAAATATTTCCATTGATGACACACTAGCTCAAGATGTATTCGCCTCTCAAACAGTATTAGGTAGGGCGGCTGGGCCTATCTTACAGGATATAGGAACAATCACAGCCAATACTAGAACTGTTAGTGTAGAGCTAGTAACCTTGCCTCCCACAGCATGTAACTCTGTTACTGAGATGTATAAGCCCGTACCAACTGGCCTAGTACACGACTTTATTGGAGTTATTTCTGGAGACTTAATGGCTAATTATAGTCAGGTATTTATATCTTCTCAAAGCCAGAACTGGAATTTTAGTATTGGTAGGTACACAAAAACGATGGGATTCACTTATACTAATTGTAGTTCATAAGAAGGAATAGGAGTTAGGATGGCAGTATTAGGTCAAAATCTATGTGATCCCGCTCGTATCTACGGGCCGCTCCCGCAGAATCTCTTTTGCGGTTGTAGCGTTATAAGTTTTAGTGTTCAAGCTGGCTGGAACGAACAGTCTTCCAGTATGACTATTGAGCTAGTACAAGATACTTGTGCAGGCCCAAGAACTTGGTGGGACGAAACATTAACTCGTCAAACATCCGAGAGCATGACTGACCCAGGATTCACCTTTCCTGAGCCTGGAGTTGCAGCGTACTTTAGAGTAGAAGAAAATCCTGATGGGCTTACTGAGGCTGCTAGAGGTGGCTTTGAATATGCTGGGCTAGTTGAAGGTTGGACAGAGAGAAATGATCCTAACGGATTCCCAGTTTATACGGTCAAGCTAACTGATCCTCGTGTTGTCTTAGAGAATACTCAAGTTATTGTTAATGACTATCCTGGCGGCACTTCTGGAGTATGGAACTTAATTAATGCCTATGGCTTCGTTGAGAGTTTAGGCACAACCTGTAATATATCTCCCGCTGGAGGAATCGGAGGAGTAACCCTTGATAACACTATTGGTAATCACGCCAATGATCGAGGCATGGTCTGGAACGATGTTCGGTGTGCTATTAACACTTTAACCGCTGGCCTTGACCAAGCGTTAGTATCTACTCTCCACGGAAGCTATTGCAGAGAAGCTAGAATTATTTACGTAGGGCCAGCACCCGCAGATGATGGATATGGAATTATTGAAAGAGACGGCCTCATTACCGACTCTGCATTTCAAACACTTCCCAATGCCAATCTTAATAAGTCAGAATATTTAATTGATCTAAGCGAGATTCCGTTTGCTCCTTTATACTATCGTATTTCAGGGCCAAATATTAGCCTTATGGAGATCATTAGTGAGGTTGCAGGTGATGCTGGCTTTGACTACTATATAGAATTGCTTCCTGTTATTAGCGGTGGTAAGGTACTAAAGATAATTAAGGTGCGGGCAGCAGTTAGATCACAACAGCCTGCGTTAGGAGTGCTAGACACCTTTATAGCTACACGGCGAGCAGACGAAGCAGCATCTAGCGGAGGGATTCTAACTTATACCAGGGGCGAAGAAGTACGCAACGAAGATAATTCTATCTATTTAATAGGTGGTGCGGTTAGAGATGCGGAAATAGTAGACGCTGGAGACATAGTTCCATTCTTTGGGGTAGACACCGCAGGTGATTTAGTACAAGCTCAGATTGTAGATGAAGAGTATCAGATTCGCTTAGACACTTTTCGTTTAAGTCAGACTCTAAACACCGCGTTTGCTATGCAGTACAATTGGATTACTGAAAGTGAACTACGGGCCGCTCTAATTGATATAGACTCATGGAGAGAAGTTTGCCTATTCGTAGATAATGACTTTGCCGCCCACCTCCTTGCTATTGGTCATGAAGGACGTATTAATAAAGTTGTTCTTAAAAGGATTATTGAGGGGAAGGTTCCAGAACACGCCATTGCAATTGCTAACAAGCTCGCACCGGACGCTATGGATGCCGATGACGATAAAGACTTTGAGATGATATATGAGTATGTGCGTAATTTTGCAAATGAATATTATGGCAAGCAGTGGCTAGTCAATGCTGGATCGGTGTGCGTTGTTACAGATCAAGAGTCTGATAAAAAGAAATATTCTCACAATGCTTCTACTGAGGGTTGCTGGATAGACGACAGCACCTCAACCGTATTAGGATTGACCCACGATACCTCCGCTACAGACTTCTTTCGTGACGACGCTGGAAAATATCAACCTATTATACGCTTTCCTGTTACCGCTAGCGGTCTAGGTGGCAACGCAGGTTTAAACGCTGACCCTACAAGACTTGGAGACGATACCTATATCACAGACGGAACAGCCAATATATGGATGAAGGCAGAAGTAGACGAGAGATGGGTAGCTGGCACTCCGTTGGCTCCTGCCGGTAATACAGTTTCCTTTCTCCTAAAGGGTGCTGGGGCTGTTATAGACTCTCATACTCAAGGTAATAAATTTGGGGAGGCTTTCGCAGCTTTAGATAAATTGCTGGAAGGTCAGCCTGGAGTAGATGCACCGATCAGGATAGTAGACAAGAGTGCTGTGGTGCTGGGCATGGTCGGTCGAGCCATTGCACCCGTAGGAGCCTTAGCCCCGCAAGTTAGCCATGTTCAAACTTATGGCCCTTGGGGTATAGCTGGACTACCAGGACAGGTGCGTCTAGAAACAGATGATGGTCTTGTGCCTTGGGAATATGGTAGCGACAACATCATGACGCAGGCGGCTCTAAATAAGGTCAATAGCTCTGTAACTCAAATGAGAAAAGGGGAGCGAGGGAGCGTTGCAGTAGCGGGATTTCCAAACATCCCCATTGGAGCAGAACTGTTCTCGGTGGACACGGCCAGCCCTCCTGTATCTCAGGGTAATCAAAAGTATCTAGGAACCAGATCGTATAGCACCAATGTTTGTGTTGGTACTTTGCCCACTGTTCGCGTTGCTATGAACGAATGGACCGGAGAGTTTGGGCCTAATATAACCAGCGTATCTTCCACCGTAGGGCCAAATGGTTTTACTACCGAATATCAATTCAGCACTTATACTCCTGCATTTGGTAGGTTCGCCAAAGATAATGCTGAACGCTTAAAGATTATTGGACAGTCTCGCGTAAGCACCGCCAGAAACATTAGGGCTCAGCAATTACTACGCCGTCAAGTAGCTGCTGGTAATGCCAGAGGACGCGAGCATCATGCTAATATTGGTGTAGACAAAGCACCTAAAAGCTCTCATCACGTTATGGTGGGCCGATATACCAACACCGGAACAGAGAACTCTTCTTATCGCCCCTCTGTTAATACTTCAGCTATTCGTCAGGCTCAAGCAGGCTTCCAAGACAGTGGAACCTATGGCGTTACTGCCATGATGAGTTTAGACGGTCTATTTAGACCAGTCTCTAAATCTGGAGATGGCGGCTTGACTCCTTATTTTGTCTTTAACACTGGTATGTGTACAGGCTTAGCCGATCATTCTAAGCAAGCAGATGGTCCGATTTTGGAATATGATAGGCTGTCAGTAACCCGAACATTTTTAGATGCTCTAGCTAATCCTCAACAGCCTGTCCTGTTAGAGCGTTCTCATTTAGCCGCATCGGGCCACGACATTGAAATACTGGGTAGAGGAGCTACGCCTCCTGCTAGTGGGTGGACTATTGAAGAGTCCGATGATGGTTATCAGAGTGACTATAGGTTTATGGTTCATCGTGGACCTATAATGATACAGCAATGGGGATATGACTTGTGCGGTAAGCCAGTGCCGAACAAAATTGATATTGAATCAGATGCAGAGTCTGGCAAATTTGTAGAAACGCTTTTGCTAGATAGGTTCATGGATGGGTGGTTGCAAAAACCAAAATCGTGGCCAATGGCCCCACTGGATTTGCGTCTGGATCGTGAAAGAGGAGTTTGGGTTCCACCTCAACCACCACGTATCATGCATGCCCTGCCAACCGGCGATTGTTTCTTAGTTGATTCTGGCGTCCAGCTTACAAACACCAAAGTCACATATGATGCTAGCGGTTCAACAGTAGCCGATCCTGAAGGGACACTTGCTACTCAATATCTTGCTTGGCCGTGGGCTATTGAGCCACCGACCGGCATGGGCAAGATTCCCGCTTATTTTGACAACGTAGACTGCTCCTGGTATGCCTTTCCTGTTAATAGACTAGATGTCTCAAGTGGTATAGAAGACCCCTCTAGTAATCCATCCCCGCCCATATTTAGAGATGTTAAATTATTAGTCTTTGGATCAGGTTTTCAACTAAGCTTTGCTGATGAAGACTGTAATAATACTGTTACTATTGAGCTTACTCCTCCGTAATTTTGGAAACTAAAAATGGATGTCAAGGCTAAAATAGATGAGGTAGTAGAACACCTAGAAAAAGAAGAGGATGTTAGACTAGACAACTTCCACTTAAAAGATTCCGAAGGCTTGGGGGATACTTTACAGAAGGTGTTTGCTAGGTTTGGACTAACCGAAGAGGGCATTAAAGAGGCAACCGGCATGCGTTGGTGCGGTTGTAATAAGCGACGACAATTCCTAAATCGTATTTTCCCTTATAGGAAGAACAGCGATCCACAAAAAGAAGAAGAAAGAAAGGACGAACAATGAAAGCTATTTTAATTACTATTAGCCTTTTGCTCGTAAACGGAGTTGCAGTATCAGACGACAAGGTAGTCGCAAAGAATCCTATTGCATGCACCAAGACGGTAGCTTGTATTAATCATCCCCATACCTGTAAGCATCATAATGGTCATCGTGGTGTCCACCACAATAGACATGGTTATGGACATGGCTACGGAGGGTGGGGTAATCGCTGGGGTGGCGGCTACGGTCATCACGGAGCGTATCGCCACGCATCAACGGCAGCCGAGGGATTGTATACTGGAGTGGGCAGATATATTCAGTCCAGAGGTATCTATCTGAGTCATCTTGGCCGATTCTTTATTGATCGAGAGACTGCCCGTAGCATGAAGATTATGAACGACGCCACTAGAATTCGAGTGCGTTGGGAAATTCAAGATGAATATAAAGAACGCAACCGAAGCACTTATCTTGAAGATAGGGCTAGAGCATTGCAAAATGCCTTGCAGAGACAAGCCCTAGACGCATTCGAGAAAGACCTTCGTGCGACCGGAGCTTTGCCTCCTAAGACATCATACTTTGCTTGGAACGGTGTCCGCTATGAAAGCTGGAAAGCCTTTAAGCAAACTGATGCTTATGTTGACTTTCTCATTGAGAGGGGCCACAATTAGCCCTCTTTGCGTTTATAAATAAACCAGCCGCCATTAGGAAGAAAACCTGAGTGTTGCTCAGCGTATTCCTCTTCGTCGCTGCGTTGCTTTTGCTGCGTTTCGGACAACAGGTTCCATCGGTGCTTGGGATAGATTTCCCCGCCCTTGCCCTTAGTCTGACCGAAGATCAGCTTAGCCCGACATTGCAAGCTCTGGCAGACAATTTCTAACCAGTCATTGTCGTCGGAGTCTTGCCGACATACAAACTTTACATCTGAATTTTTGCACTTACCACATCGGTCGTGCTGAAAGATTTCCTGTACTCGGGCCATGCCCTTAAAGAGATCGACCTCTCGCTCCGAGTCTACGTCGATCCAAATGGAATCTGTAATTCTAATTCTCGCTAACATTATTTGCCTCCAAACTCTTCTTGCCATTGCTCATTATAGCCTACCAAGGACTTATCAAGAGTAGACTTGCTACGTTGATACTCGGACAGTTTAGTTAAAATAAACCGACCTTCCACATTCTTCACATCCTTGATAGTCTTAGCTGACTTGGCTGTGTCTTTTACAACTCCAACCACGTTCAGGTTGTTCCTCTTACACATTTGATTAATAGCCAGCACTTGCTGATCGTTAATCGGCTCACCGCTATTATCTTCATCGGGATCATCTGTGGCAACCAACTCTTCCGCTGTGGTTACTCTAATTTTTAAAGCCCTTCTCAAAGCCTTACCTTCTGCTCTAGTACATGCAGTAGCTACGATATGCTTATTAAACGGTGCAGGGAGACTACTTCCCAAGGCATCGACGCATGCACTGACCCGCAGTTGGCCGCGACCGTCAATCCGATCAAAGACCATAGTGTGCTTAACCGTAGCCTTACCCTTGAGTGCCTCTTTCGGAACTTCAATAACGTCTGTATCAGACACTAGAATCTGCCCGAAAATCTTTTCTGCCACTCTTCGCAGACCGTCTGTGGTAGGGGCTCCGTTAATAAGCTCATGGTCAGCCAGTTGGTCTAGCACGTATTCCGCCCAATCGGGATCGGTACACTGCTTAGCATTAGGTTCTTGAACGTCTCTCAGTTCATCTTCCACTACTTCTTCGACCATATCGTTGATAGTGCTCATATTTCAAAATACCTCTCGTGTTTTGGTGGAAACTTGTCCTCTACCTTATTTAATATATCTGAAACATTAGACCAGATAGTCCGAAGGTATCTTTGAGATTCCCTCTTATTTAATCGTACTCTAATAAGTGCCATTCCAGCAGAAAGAATAAGGCCATTTTTTGCTTGATCTAGGGCTTGCCTTTTCTCCAGCTTTTCCTGCCCAAATAAAGGCTCAAAATGAATAGGCCCGTCTACCTCTATAGCCACACGACAGCTAGGTACATACAGGTCAATATGGAATCTCTCGTTCTGTAAAAGGTGCTCTTTGTGCTTATCTACCCTATATCCGTTCTGGACGAGATTATCGAATAGGAATAGCTCTACTTTAGAGCCATGCTGTGAGGCTCTCTGTATGGCCTCCTGTGACCTTTTAAAAAAATCCGCTCTCTCACTATCTGTTTTTTTATTCCACGCTTCTACGCCTATTTTTGAGCGTCTCTCGCGGTCTTCTGCTGTGAGGGTGTCCCACACCTGCCCCTGGCTCTCACTTATCTTGTTTTTGGTAGCCTGTGACTGCTTCTTCCCCTCTGTAGGGTGGGATTGACGACCTTCTGATAAGGCCACTTTTTGAGCCTCAGACTTGTCTCTAGATTTTACGCCAAGCTTATGGGCATCCCGACGCACCCTGTTTGGATACGTATCAAAGAGTTTGGCGATTTCACCCCAACTCATATTCTCATCATGATACAACTTATTGTATCTTTCAAAGCGTATCTTATTTGACTTGGCAAAAAACTGACTCATGACAGTACCTTTTGTATCTGTTTAGCATTCCAATTATACGCTACTCCAACTGTTGGCTTAAACAACTGTGCCACTTTATCGGCATGTGTGTTGCTGCGAGCTATAATGTTTATCTCATCATTATGAAAGATATGGTCTAGCTGGTTCGCTCCAAATTGTTTTAATGCACACCACTCAAAAGACCACATATAATAATATTTTTTACTAGCAGTTAAGCTGTGTGCCAATATCTGAGTATTCATCATAGAAGTGCTAATCAATATACCTGGATGATGCAATGCTTCTAACTGCTGCATGATAGCAAAGTTGTTGTTCATTGGTAGATGCTGTACAGAGCTAGCAAACAAATAGCAGTCATTACTGACCGACAATTCATTTAAAGCTTTAAACAGAAAATAGCTTTGTGGAGAATAAACAATATCGTCCGCAATAACTCCTATCATTTCAAGCTCTCCTTTTGAGCTTCGCAAATCTGCTGTGCTTCTGTAGCAGCTTCGGAATAGTTTAATTTGTTAAATATGTCTACGACACTATGGTTGTATGTGGAGTTAATAGCTAGGCTGCTCAGGTCTTCCTGTTTGCCGTTGTCTATAAAATACTGACACTTTTCCATCAATTGATTGGCCCCTCTAAATTCATACTTACCTGGAGAGTTAGCATTGAAGGTCAGGGGGCAGCAATTATGATAAGAGGCATCGTTAAGGCGATCTTTATTAAAGCCTACAAAGACTTTAGTTGAAGCAAAGGCATGTCGGTAATCCTCTACTTTTAATCGACCTAGATAATTGGGGATTGGAATAGTAATATTTCCATAAATTTTAGTTTGAAACTTATTACTCAGTGCTCGCAAAACCAGCATCTGAAATTCATCTTGCACATCGACACTGTCCGTTAGAACCAATACCTCTGCACTATACCTATTGTTTTTTTCGCCACTCACCATATCTATAACGCTGGTTTGGTAGTCGAGAAATAATGATTCATCCTTTTTCAGCCTCTCATCCATAACAATAGTCAGGTCAGGTTGAAAGGGAGATATAGTAGGTAGAAACTGCATGAACACAAACTTGATATTTGGATACTCTTGTTTGGCCAATGCTATCGAACCGTTAGTGTCGGTTGCATCATGATAAAAGATAACGTCGGGCTTATCGGATACCAGTAAGTCAAAAAGAGGCTTGCGGGTATGGTCCCAAAAGTAAGTATCTGACACAACACTCTTGACGGCCTTTGCTAGACCCTGTACTCTTATATCTTGATGTGGGGAAATAAAAATTCTCATATAATGCTTCTCACCTTTTCCAAGTCCTTATTAGTGTCTACATCAATAACTCTTGCTTTTGGATCGTGACAACCTTTTAACTTTCCCCCATTGGAGATAATATGGTTAATTGCCTCAAAGCCAAACATATTATAATTGTTAGGATTCCAGCATATCTGCTTTAACAGCCTTAGCTCTCGGCCTTTGACAAAAGAAATCTGCCCCCACTTGGTCGGCAAATCATACATCATGTTTTCTACTGCACCTCTTGCATTTACAACACAGCCTACTTCCTTATCGGCCATGATATCTTGTCCTACCAGGATAGATGAGTGGTTAAAGTCCATAGCGGAGATTGCTTGGATGTTAAAAATTAAATCACCATATATAATTAATACGTCGTTTTGACAAGCTCGTAGGCCCATGCCGATAGAGCGTACTACGTTAGTGGTGGCGTATTTTTCATTTTCTATTTTAATTAAGTTGTCAGGAGTTTGATTCATTAATTTATCTGCATCAAAGCCGCCCACTAGAATGATGTTAGCTTGCGGAATTACCCTCTTGAGAACTTTCAGTTGATTTTCTATAATAGTTAAATTAGGTTTAATCTTAATGAGAGGTTTAGGCCCATAAGATTTCATCCGTCTGCCCAGGCCAGCCGCAGGTATAATCACATCCAGTGCGGTCGCGTCGGCTATTTTTTTTATGTGTCTAACACTCATTGCTTAAACGCAGTCAGTAGCGGGTCTGGTATGTGTACAAATAGCTTACCCTGACTGGTTAGCTGCTGCATTGTCTGTAGTTTACATTGAGGGTGTGCTGGAAATAGAATAGGAAAGTTTAGGTTCATAAAAAAGGCAGCGTCGGGAATTTCCATACCGCTGAAATGGTCAATCATTTCCTGCTCTTGATACAGCATCAATAGATCGGTATAAATAAAGGTCGCCTCGGGATTCTCTTCAAAAGCCGAAACAACAATGTCTGTAACATCAGGATTGGTAATCCAGCAGTTACTATCTATGAATGCCACGATATTGTTTTTAGTAGTATCGTAAGTGGCAATCTGCTGATTATAAAAATCATGTTCTGGCAGCCCCTTGTCATTGCGGATCACGTTGTATCCGTCTGGAAACGGGTGGCTGTTGTTTACCAGATAAGTTATTTGATTAGGCTGGGACATATATCACTCGCTTTGTGGATGAAGTTGTGAGCGTTTTCTTCATACTTTTCTATTTTATCTTCTAGATTAATATTAAAAGCGTTGCCGCCGTGTTTTTTGTGGGCGGTTCTACTTACGATCATGCCGTTTAGCTTGTCCTCGGGAGTACCAATTCCAATCTGCATCATTTTAATTAAGATGGCATCGTTTAGCTCTTTGCTAAAGGCATGAGGAATATCGAAGTCGGCGTGAAACACTGCATAAAAAGGATAGGGTAGGGTAGAACTACTGTCAAATGAGAGGTCTATCAATTCCCTATTGCCCAACGTTGGATCATAAACATTTTTAAAACTAAACTGATGAAATTCTAGATCGTTCAACAGGTCAAGTAATACACTAGGCTTAGTATACTTCTCTGGTTTTTCAGCGTAGTGCAAATACTGCTTGTTGAGTACCGTTACAAAGTTAGGGGCAATTTCTTGATCGTGCCTTAGATTCTTTAGTGTACGCTTAAGCTGTGCAAAGGTATGCTCTTCCTCAAACAATACCATAGCATGATAAGGACACTTCGTAGTCATGAGTGCAATTCGCTCCCAAGAGTCTCTCGGGTATCGTTCCATGATCTCTTTGTTTCTATAGAACAAGCAGAATCTACCATCAACCAGAAAGAACTCTGTTCCATCCTTATCATATACTTCGACTAGGTCTATACCGGCGTTGCGGTAGTCGTCTAGCTTATTCAGCGAGCATCCCGTTTGCACCTTGTTCTTAAACTCGGCAAACACGCAGTTGCGACAAGCGGTGTGGATAGAGCTAACTTCTTGTTGTGGGGGTGTGTCTGTCATGGCCTCACCACTTCCACAAAATAACGACCTTCAAGAAGACCAGCAAACTTTATAGGCCATTCCCTTTTTGCAAAAAATGTTCTCAGAGTTGCCACCGCATTAAGGTTGTGGCTACGTGTTAAGAAATTGCGGGAAGCTTCCTCTAATGAAACGGAACCGTTATAAATCCTGCGGCATAAGTCCAGAGCGTCAACTCCCTCTACAACTAGAGTGCCACCCTTTCTAAGCTTGTTAGATACGGTCGTCAAGATATCCACGTTGGTGGAAAGCTCTAAAACGTCCTGTACAACAATCCTAGTAAAAAAAGAATCGGGAGCCGCCAAGAAGTCTTTTTCAGACGCCTCCTTTTGCGGGTCATTCACCTTCACAACTAATTTAATTTCCTTATTCATATTACCCTCTTGTATAGAATAGACTTATGCTATGGTTAAAAATATGGTTCCAGTCAGCTAGAAACTTCTCAGGGGAATGTCTCTCAGAGACTATGTTGAAGGCGTTTTCCACTACGCTATATTGTTTTGGAAAGGCTTTTAATTCTCTCATGATATTGGGCTGGTTTAACACCTGAAGTTCTTGTATTAAGATCACGGCCTCTTTATCAATAAACTCTTTAAAGTCTAGAGACTCAAAGGTAATCACAGGAATACGAAACATCATAGCCTCTAACATTTTTGGAGTAACGCATTTCCATAGATGCAAATAAAAGGCTGCATCGGATAGCCCCTGAGAAAAGACTCCGTTGGTAAGAGTTATCGGCAATGATCGCAGATAGTTTTGTTCTATATCACTGTCTATAGCAATCCTATTATTCTCTCTTGGATTCAACTCTCTCTGAGGGGGATTGTAGGGGGAGTGTATAGTAGTAGCAAACTTGGAGTGGGGAGAAGTCCAGCTACCCGTTACTATTTCGGAACTGCCTACCGTTATCTCTCCACCGTGAGTGTGCATTTTCTCGGGAGTCTCGACGGAGACATCGACGAAAAACGGATGTTGCAGCTTAGTGTTAAATGTTGCTATGTCAACTACTATAATGGGTACATGCCAAGCGGCGGAAAGCTTATTAGCCTTATCCCATTGAGTGAGGCGATTAAAAACAATGATTAAATCGTAGTGGCGATTACAAGCAGTTACAAAGCTGGGGCAGATAGTTAAGTTGGAAGGAGTAGCCTCTAGGCTTCTTTTCCATTGGGATTCATGTATGTCTTGTAATATATAAAAATTATGCCCCGTTTGACACAGTGTAGATATATAGTCTTCTTCGTTGTCACACATAACAACAATGTTGAGCTTGTCGCTAGCTGTCCGAGTGACTGATCTTATAGCATTTTCTATCGCAAACATAGTATTTCCTTAACGGCGGCGTTATGCCCTGTAAAAAGCCTACTCTTGAAACTTAATAGTCTTTGCATTGCTATCTCGACGCTTTCACCTTGAAGGGTGGCCTCTATCATTTTTTCCCTTAAGCTGTTCATAATCGGCTTACTCCATGTAGACTCTCCGCACCACAGGTTAGCAACCGGCCTATCAGGATAAACACAAACCTCTTCATATGTACCAACAGCAAAAGGATTGTCATCAAATAAGTTAACAGTGTCAGGAACTATTGGAATACTACCTCTAGCAATTGACCTTAACAGGTTTTGGCTAGGAATAGCATTATAAGATACGTCTATAAAAAAGTCTGCCGCATGATGCAGATAGTTTACAACTTCTAGCTTGTCACTATTAATCACCATAATATTTGGATAGTATGAACCCTGCTTATAAATACCTAGTGAGTCTTTCAACTCCTTTACCTTCGCCTGAACCTGCTCTGCATTAGGACAGGCAACAATCAGGTTAACAGCTTGGCCAATATTAAAGGTTGATAAAAATGCAGTGAGTGTCTCTAACAGTCCTGACTTGGTATCCAACGAACCTACTGTATAAAAAGAAGTTCCCGACAAATTTAAATCTAAAATGTGGCATGAAGCGGTTAGGAAAAACGGAGGGAATGGGAAGGCTGCTATTTTAGACGACTCCACCCCCGATTCTTCTAGTAGTTTTTTTTCACTCTCTGAACAAACAACAATTTGATCCATCTGGTTTAGATTATACAACCATCCGGTATTATCAATACGACCGTCTACTGCTAATACGGCTATGTTCTTTTTAAAATCTCCGTTATAATTAATGAAGGAGGGTAGCCCATGCTGAATGAGAATGTCTTTAGTTGACAACTCGCCGTTTTCATACTGCTCTATATTTTCTATGTCCTGTGCTTCGCCCTGAGATGCAAACCAGACAGGACGCAGGACTAGATTAACATCCTCTTGTGAGGATAGAAGCGTGGCAAGGGCTTTGCTGGTATATCCCCACTCGTCATTTTGTCTATACGGACCAACATAGAGAACGTCTAACATTATTTTTTAATCCTTTTATGAGCTTCAACAACAAACGCAGGGACATTCTCTTTATGTAGCCCAGTGCGGAGGGAGTCGAAGAAAAATCTATGTTGAGCTAGCCTGTTCAATTCTTCAAACGTTGATTGCTGAGTACACTTTTTAACAAACCCCAGGCCAAAGTTAGCACCAAAATTAAGATCGCGTAATACTGTAAGCATTTTATAATTAAAGGCTGAGTACTGATCTTGTACGAGGGCTACAAAAGCCCACTCCGCAAATTGAGCATGTGTCATTTTAGGCGGAATCTCGGCTGGAGGGGGAGTCATTAAGGGAGGGTGGTCCCATTTCCCCTCTAGATTCTTAGGCTCAATGCCGTCGATATAATCTTCCCAGGCTTTAGCAGCACCATCCCAAGTATATCGGTCAACACAGCCCCTTCTAGTTTCCAGACGACGCTTTTTAACGGTGTTCTTGTCTGCCGAGGCACACCTTAGAAATATTTCTTTTAATGCTTGGTTATTGGGGCCAGAGCGTTCCGCATTAGTCTCCATTTCTCTAGCCAAGACAGGTGTAATTGGATATCCCTTTACGTACCTTACCACATCTTCCATAGCACTATAATCAATGGCCGCTACTGGAACACCACAGGCGGCTGCTTCAACTTGAGGCATGCCAAACCCTTCGCATATGGCGTACTGGGCGTATAGGTCAAAGAGGTTATAAATCTGTACTAGTTCTTCTGTTGATACGCCAGCAGACACTCCAGGCAATAAAGCACCAGGAACCTTGCAGTGGTTGCATATGGTAAGTGCGTCTCGATAATGTGCTACAAAGAACTTCTTACACTGACGACACGTATAGGTGCAAAGAGCCTTTGATCCCAGGCCGTATTCGTGAATAAGGGAAGTAATGTCCCATCCGTGCTTTTCTGGATAGCTAGTATGAAGGTATAGAAAGGACTTCTCTGCTATCTCTTTAGGTGCTTCATTTACAAAGTCTTTAAAAGCCTTCATTAATTCAGGAAACATTTTTCGCTTTTGGTTTCTCATGACAGTCCCTACGATAAAACTGTCAGGGGGTAGGCCAAAGCTCTCTTTGTGTTTTTCCTTATTAAGAATCATTTGGAATACAGTAGGATCAGTGGCAGGAGATGCACAGGCTACCGGCTTTAATCTGCCGTGTGTCTGCTCTTCTAAACACCTGATACCATATTCTGAATATGCCATTAGGCCGTCGCAACGATTAAATAGTTGGTAGAGCCATTCTAGCTTTTGCGGCTCGGAGTCAATAGTAGGCATCCAAACCCAATGAAAAAACGGCAAGAGTATACTGTCTGCGATATACGCATCCATCCAGGGGTCACGATAGGTTACAACTACGTCTGGCCGAAAGTCAAGACATGCTCGTTCAAATCGTAAAGCCCCCCATTGAGCATTACGACTATCAGCATGTTCTTTTGCATATTGATCTTCTCCAGCCATCGGGCCTACGCCGTAGGTCAGCCAGTCAGTATTGTTGACGGCAGTAGGGCTACAATAACACCCTAGCTCAGCCAGCACATACTTGTCACTCTTATGCAACCGCTTTAAAATCTCTTTACCATAGACTCCAAACCCTGACGATAGGATGGAGGACTCAGTAACCACTAGAACTCTTTTTTTTCTATTATAACTCATTGGCTTCCTGAATTTTGCGTAATGCTTTATAAAAGCGGCCCTTGACTACCGAAGGAGTTTCGTCTACAATCTGACAAATCTCTCTAAACTTATATCCTTGACACCGTAGGTCTACTAGATTCTTTTCCTCGTCGGTCATGTCGCTAGGATAATATTCCCAGATGTTCTCGATAGGAGTCGTCTGAGGTGGTGTTATATCCTCGATAGAAACATGATGCTTACTATTTTTAATCTCTCGGATTATTGCCCACCTAATGGGCCTCCAAGCATAAGTAGAAATGCAACCTTGAGAGGGATTGTGTTTTTTCAGGGCTTTCCATAGTCCAATTCTGCCAGCATCTAACAAGTCCTGTCGTTCAGTTGCATTCCTTGGCTGAAACTGCTTTACAATGGATGCCACCAGAGGCATGTTGTCTTCGATTAATTGATCCATTATACATCCTTATTATACTAGACTAAGTTAATTTTTGTACACGCTTTACAAGAAAACTTCCTCTGTTCTTATCCCGATCTCCCCGCAAAAGTAAAATGTTATTTATTTTAATGTCGTTTTTATACTTATCCCAGGAGTCTGAGAATAGAGTTACGCTGTCTAAAGAACAGGTTCCATCGCTGACCTTGAGGAAGGCCATTTTTTGCCCCTTGCTCTTTCCATTCTTAATCTTCCACTCTCTAACATCGTTTATTTTTACAGCCATAGCTATTGACGACGAGGTAAATCCTTCGGCATATTCAAGGCAGGTGCAGTTAGCGTCTCCGACATCATACTCGTCGATCTCGGTACAGGTGAGTTCGATGCCTAGAAGGTCACGCTCTTGCTTAGCTTTCCACGAAGGAGAGTCTTTTAGAGCATACGGAGGATTGTCAAGTGAGGTAATGGCCCCTTTAAACAACTCAATAAATTTATCGGTATGTGCGGTACGACGCTCATTAGGTATCTTTTCGCTCAGTATCTCTTCTAGGCCACCCTTAAGTGTAACCTGCTCAGTGCTAGCTAAAAACTTATAGTCCGACTCTCTGAAGTCTCTATATAGCTCCAAGTCGTAGAGCATCTTCATCCTAGATACTTTATAACAATCAAGTGCTCCTGCTGTAATCATGGCCTGGAAAGAGTCATATTTAATATGTCTTCCTAGCTTCATTAGGAATTGATCCCAAGTGAAGGTAGACAGGTCATAGTTGTTTTCTCTAACTATATCTCTTAGCTGATAAAATACTGAGTCTCCAACCCTCTTGATATTAGCCAGTCCATAAGTGGGCTTATCATTAAGTAGCTTAAAGGTTTTATTCATATTCAAGATGCTGGGCGGCATAATCTCGATGTTCATAATCTTAGCATTATTAACCAAGTCCTGAATTTCCTCCTGCGGCCTTTGCTTACCCTTGGCATGACGCAGCCATGAAGTAAAGAAAGCGAGTGGGAAGTGGGCCTTGATTACTGCGGTTAGGTATCCGTTGTGAGCATAGCAGACGGCGTGGGATTTATTAAAAGAATACTTTTGAGACTTTTCGATCCAGCTAAAGATTTCCTTAGCATCTTCTCGTGACACCACACCGTTGGCCTCTGCCTTGTCAATGAACTCGTTCTTGATCTGTGCCATTAGCTCTACCTTCTTTTTGCCAATAGCTCGCCTCAATATCTCTGCCTCTTGCAGATTGTATCCAGCGATGTCTTTGGCAATAGCTAGGGCTTCTTCTTGATAAACAAGAATACCATAGGTACTTTCCAGTAGAGGCTCTAGTGCGGGATGCAAGTATTCTACGAGGTCTAATCCATGCTTGCGGTCGATATAGTGATCCGTGAGAGACTTACCAGCTACTACATTATCCTTAGTTCCAGGGCGGATAATGGCTGACAGGTCTGCCAACTCTTCCATGTTATTAGGTTGAGTTTTTGCGGCGTAGCTTTGACCAAGGTTTGAATCAAGCTGAAAAATACCCTTGGTATTGCCTTGACTAATCATATCCCATGTAGCGGGACAGTCAAAGCGGATTTTATCTAGATAAGGCTCAAAAATAGGATTGCCCTTATCGTTCAATTCAAATTTACAACCGCAGGGAAACTCTTTCACGTTCTATCTTCCTATACTGCGTGGCTTTTTTGTTTTGCAAACGAACCCTTAAACTTGCCAATGCTTGCTTGCTTTCTATGGAACTTCATAAATCGAACAAACATCTCGGCTTCTTCGTATACATCGGGTAGAGCAAGGTGAGCCTGACCCTGAGATGGAATCTTTAAAAAGTCTCGTAGTGTATCCATCTTTAAATCATTAGGCTCATCCAAGTTCTCAAACCACAAAAACATTAAATCCATTAAATCAATTTTGGTTACGTGTGAGAACGGCAGCTTGGCTTTATGCTTTTCCGACAAGCGGTTAGCAATTATCAAGTCATACCCTATAAGATTATACGCCACTGGGATAGGTTGCGGGAACCATTGTCCTGGTCTTTTATCCACATCGTACTTAGCACAGTAGGCACAGAACTGCTTCCATGCGGTTTTTTGAGCAACCCCTTCCTTCCACCGGTTGACAATGTCTTCATACGAGCAGCCCGCATTATCGGCATGCCACTGGATCGTTTTCTTACGATCATTGTCGAAATATTCTTCGCTATCAATTCCTGGGGGCCGCATCAGCACACTGAAAGAATGATCCCTCTTTATTTCAAGAGTGTCTGGATCAATCGGTACTGCCGCTAGCTCTACCGGATTACATTCATGGGGATTTTTCCCATCCGTTTCAAAGTCAAAGCATATAAACCATCTGCTATTCTTCATTTATGATATCCTTTTTTAAGATAGGTCGGTAGACAGAATCTCTCCAGTGTCGGGCAGAATCCCTCCATTCAAAAGAGCCGTCTTTCCAATCTTCGGCCTTTTCAATAATGCTCCAGGCTTCCTCTAAGCCCTTTATTAGATCATCTATTCTAGATGCAAACGCTTCGGCTAGGTTTGGGTCCATCGGAAGATGCTTAGTGTTAAAATCACGCCAACACTGAGCAGCTATTTCTTGCGAGACTTCTTTAAACATCCTTACATTCCCTTGAATCTTAGTCGTCCGTGGCGTCTAGTCTTCGCAATCCTCACACTCTATCAGCAGTTCATGGAACCGGATAGACCCTTCTCTATCTTTAATGTGCAGACTCACTGTTCCTGGCTGTGCTTCGATATCACGATCAAGTGAACCACACAGTTCTTCCCAAGCATCCTTAGTGACTACGATCCTTTTAAGAAAGGGGTAGCCCTGAGACAGCTTCAACATATCAATACGAAACTTTCTAATATTTTCAATCTTCATCATCTTCTCCTGCTATGATTTTAACGGCGTCACTAACTCTATCTAAGGTAGACAACCCTAGACAATCCAATTTTAATAAACTAACCTGTTCACAGTGCGGCCCTTCAAACCCTGCTAGCATATGCTTTCCGCCCTTGTCTAAGACCATAGGGCAGGAATCACTAATAGGATTAGCAGAGATTACTATACCAGCCGCATGCTTACCTGAAATAATTTTAGTTTTTTCTAAACGAATAGCCTGTTCAAAGATACGAGCCATCGGCCCCTCTAGCTTGTGACCGTTGCTTCCCAACTGAACCCAGGGCTTCAATTGATCTGCCTTATTCTCTAAGGCCCACAATATAGTAGACGAGATGCCATACTCTTGTTTAATGTCTCCCAATTCATCTGAGATTTTACTCTCGTCTACGATGTGAGAGGTAATAGAGTTCTGTTCGTCAAACGAGATGTTGCCACGAGCAGCCATAACTCGCTTTAACGAGGCTCGACCTTTCAAGGTTTGGAATGTAATGATCTGAGCCACATTCTCTTTACCATATTTATTTCTAACATATTCTATGATCTCGGGTCTAGCTTCTTTCGGAACATCAAAGTCAATGTCAGGCCACGAAATATGCCCTGGAGCATTACGTCCTAAGTTATAGAATCGTTCAAAGACTAGGTTGTAGGGAATTGGGTCTACCTGAGTGATGTTTAATAGGTATGATACCATACATCCTGCGGCAGAACCTCTACCTGGACCCGTTAAATAGCCCTGGTTTCTGGTAAACTGCAAGATGTCGTCCACTATGAGGAAATAGCTAGACAGGTTAACTCCAGTAAATACATCTAATTCGTGATTAACACGCTCTCCATATTTTGAAAAGTCCGTAGACAGTGTATCAATATGCCCCATCTTACCTTCCCATCCCTGACGACAGAGAAAGCGTAGGTAGTCGTTGGGGTCTGAGCCATCGGGACATGTAAACTTGGGAGGATTCGGCGGGGCTAAGATATTATAGTCCTCACACATATCTGCAATAACGTTTGTATTGGCTAGTTCTTCGTCTGTATGAAACTCTTGCATATCCTCTAGAGATGGGATATGGTAGTTGTCTGACTGGAAGAACGTTTGGAGGGTACGATTGGCCTTGCCCTCGCTCAGGTCACGCTGCACCTCTCCTATGGTCTTTTTAAAAGAGGTACATAGCAAGACCCTTTGATCTTCGGCGTCTTCTCGGGTGCAATAGTGAGCGTCTGGAGTGGCTACACAGGGGATGCCTGTATTCGCAGCGATGTACCTCAGTGCCTTACCCACCATACCAGCGAAGGTATTTATTTTAGAATCAATAAGTTGTATCTCGATAAAGAAGTTACCCTTGCCGAATACGACTTCTAGATTTTTAGCACAATACATGCCCTTCTTCATCCAGTCGGGGTCTAGCCTGTCTCCATCAGTAATGGCATTGGCTAGCATTGACCCTAGATGACCGCTAAAAGACACCAAATTCTTCTGACTACCGGCCTTTGCCAATAGGTCAAGGTCGATTCGGGGGCGATAATAATAGTGTTCTGGGCGATTTGCTGTTGACGATAGGCCAAGCAAGTCTTTCCAACCCTGCTCATTTTTAGCTAGCACCACCTGATGATCTAATGCTCTATTTTCCTTGCTTCTATTTAGAACGTCTTCTCTGCACACATACATTTCACAACCAAGAATGGGCTTTAACCCCTTAGTCTTCATCTTGTCAAAGAAGTCAACTGCGGCACTGACACTTCCGTGGTCCGTGATAGCACAAGCCTTAGAGCCAATCTGCTCAGTACGTTCTGCAATATCCTCACACTGGCTCAGGCCATCTAAAAGCGAGTATTCCGAATGTACGTGGAGAGGGGTATAATGCTTCATCAGTTTTCACCTTTAGGATCGTGTACTTTACCCCCACCCTCTCCATACGCACCTTGCACATGGTCGGGATGAACGTAGTTTTCCATGACCCACTCAAGACCTTTCTTGTCAATCATATAGCGAACTTGTTCGCACTTTGTCATCGTTTCTTTGTAACGGGTTACTTTGCCAGGACGCTCTTCAATCAGCGGTACTATGTGCGGGGTATCTTCAAAGGTTGTTTTGCCCGCATGACACAGCTTGGAACATTTCCATACCTGGGAGTAATCCTTCTCACGAATTGTACTCGGCTTTTCTGTATCTCGGATAGCCTCAAACCTTTTCTGAATCATTCTTTCTGTTTCTTCTAGGTCAGAGTCTTGGAAGTGGACTGTATACGCACCTCCATCATTAACAAACATGATAGTAACCAAAAAAGTTGAAACGTGCGGATACATCTGCTTGACAGCATAGTGATACAGGCGAAGCTGTGCGTCCGAGAAAAGCTTGTGCTGATCCTTAGTTTGTCCCGTTGCCCAGTCCAGGCGTCGTCCAGTTTTCCAATCTATTACTTCATAGACCCCATCGCCCATATCGGAAATTAAGTCAATTGTTCCCTTGAGCCCCAGACTACCTTTCAATCCTTGCTCTGGATAATCGTACTTGGCCCACTCATGAGGTAGTTCAAAATCGAAGAACGGTTCGGCGTCCACGACATTGAGCTTTCTTGGATCAAGCATGCCGTCGTTATATTTCAAGGTTTTCCATGTCCAGCTTACGATGTCTTTAAAGTCTCGGTCTGTCCACTTGTGATGGGCTACGCCCTTAATGTAGTCCTGATAGACCCTGGCAGCTACATCGCCCAAATATTCTGGATCATAGTTTGCCGTTTCTACCTCTCCAATATCACCATCAATAATCATAGACTCGCCTTCTTGGTGAGCCTTCTTACATAGAGCACAAATTTCCAAAACCTTGTGAACGATGCTACCCTTGTCAGCCTTTTTATTTGACGGCCCCTTATAGCCTAGACCATATTCAAATAGATACTGCATCTCACAGAACCGATGGCAATTAAATGAACTGCTACGGAAATATACAATTGGAATACTCATTTATTAATCCTCTTAGGAGGGTTCTTGTGATACAATCAACCGAGGAATGTTCTCGCACCTAAGTCGAGAAATGGCTTGGTAGATAGACGCACATTGCTCCTCTATATTCATTGAGTGGTTCTTAATGACCACATCGCACAAGTCAAAGTTAATCTGCTCGCTGGCATGGGTGTCTTTAGACTCGAAAATATCTCGGTCTAGTCCGAGGATGGTAGCACCCGCTTCTTTTAAGATACTTGTTTCATTTTCAAAGCGGACATCACATATCAATGCTACTTCTGGTTGCTCTCTTTTAATCCTACGAAGTAAGGTATCAACCCATACCGTGTCATACATCTTACGAAAGACCTCTGTTCCCATGTACTGCAACACTTCACGGATGGTCATATTTCCTGGTATGTGATAGGTCATCCCAAGTTTAGCCATAGTGTCCAAATCGACAGAACCGTCGTCAGTTACTCCTGGCATATCCTCCCAAAGCAAGTGAGTTACTTCCTGCTTATCTGAATCCGTTCCATATACCTTATCCTCTTCCAGTCCCAAGACATCAATAGCAGTACGCTTGAGGGCATCGGCCAAGGCGTATATCTTACAGAATGGACCTATAGACTGGCACAGACCATCAACATTAACGTAGGGAGGTCTAAACGGAAACCAGTCCATCCCAGGAACGGTTTGCTCCAGTACATCTTGTACTTCTAGCTCGCCAGTAAGTTCATTAATTCTAATATTCCTAGAAATATTATACTGCTTCAGTTTAAGCATCATAATGAAGTTACAAGCCGTGTTTTTGCCACTTTGCTTTTTACCAGCAAATCCAATTATTTGCGTCATTTTGTACGACGCAAATAATTGGAT